GAATGGATTTATTCTTTTGTCTGCTGATTGCAGTGGAATTAAATATATATCCTTCATAATTATCCCACAATTTTTCATGCCGCCGCATCTGGGAGAGATCAAAGAATGACCAGTAGGTCGTCGGCCAGATACGTTCGTCCGGCTTGTTGATAGACATAGTCTCGATGCGTGGCACACCAACTAACCGTTCTAGCGGTGCCTCTATGATAGATGGCCCATTACCGATGATGATAAGAATTTTGCCGAGTCCTAATCCGTGGATCGATTTGATTTTATCCAGTGAGCCTGGAACTGGATCGGCAGTTCGGTATTGGACTTGCGTCGTTTTGCGGACGCTTCGCCGTTTGAGGTTTCTTTGTTGTACTACGGCAGAAGATTCAACCCTCGGTTGTTTAGGTTTTTCCGCTGGCGGACGTACATCTTGTAGTTTTAGGACTTTTTGATGCGATGGTTGGGCTACGACTTTGATAGTCGGTGTTGTTTTGACTATAGCCCGTCTACGGATCAATTGTGGTTTCACCCGACACACGACTATATTTTTGGCCATGTGTATCTTCCAAGTTCTTCAAGATTGTGCCTAACAAGGAGGCTAATTGTCCTCCTTTATCTTTATCTAGCATCTTGATGAACACGCTCACAGCACTTTCATTGGAAGCCGCAACGGGATCGACATAGATAATTACTACTTCTTGATGATCACAAAATAGTGTCTTTATCTCTGTCGAAGCTGTATCAATTTGAACGTTTGCTTTTGACATTGCCGCACCTTTGTTTTGGTGACTATCATATGGTCCGCTCATCCTACGATCGATCGGTCTATGGGCCACCCAACATTCGACGCGAATGTTATGCAGACAATCTTCCGACAAGTTTTCCTCCTTCGACGCTTGTTCTAATAATACATGAGAATATATTGCGAAATAATATTTATGTTCGGTTGTCGTTATCCGAGGTATTAAGTAATTGACATGAACTCATTAGTGTGATCTAATGAGAGTACGGATGGTCGGCACACGGACGCTTCTGCCCACCTCAGGCAAGACGCCTGCTGCAGCATCATCTATTAATTTACGCATACTATATTTCTGATTGTTCTTCTTGTTCGTTATACTGTACATGATACGATAAGTAGTCGTGGTCAGTAGATTGAACACGGGAGCACGACCTGGCATGTATACCAGTCTGCCTGACACGAGTTTATTCGTGACCTGCAAGAAGGCATCAGATGCCAGATCTTGCTGTTCTTCTTCACTAGGCAAATGGAATTTCATTGAAATACCATTACAGATATTTCGAATATTCTCGAGCATGATGTGCCAACTATGCTCTGTACTGAATTCTTGCACATACCCCATTGCATGTAATTCAGCGATTAATGCCGCGTCTGTGGATGGTGCGTGCTGTAGCAACTTTTCCGTATTAAATGGTACGGTGGTGGGGGTAGGTGGATCTGACAACTCACCCCAATATAATAGCGTTTCTGGTAAACAGCCGTTGTTTGTGGAGAAAAACAATGGCTGATCGAGTGCCAAACAATGTCTGCGAATTTGATAGGATGGATCTGGTAGTGGTTTTCCGTTTGTTAAAATCACCTTGCCATCATGCTGTGCGTATCCTATCACCTTTGTCCATAATATTCCTATCTCTCGGAATATCTCTAATTGTGGGACGGACGAGCTTAATATCCAATGATACCAGTAACGTTCCAATTTCTGACTATCACAATATTGACCCATTGCATGTTTCCTGTAACAAATTGGCGAGTGTCTCCCGTTGTCACCAATACGGCGACGTCCCGAATAAACGGGGTACACTTTTTTCTGTTGTGCAACGTTGGTTTCAGGAGGATTCTGTATGCCGTTACCACGACAACTCCCGAAGTTGTGCCTACGGGGTAGCTTAGCCAACATTACTATGGCGAATATCACGCCACAAGAAAGAGAAAGGATCAACAACCTTACCATCCAGATTGCCAACCACCCAGAGTTGCAGCCCAAACGGACGAGCATAATCAAGAATTATGCCGCAACAATTGGTGGTGACTACCACGACCGTTCTGTTGCCGATAACGAATATTTAATTTCAATTTGGCGTGGCGTCGTCAACCTCTTCTATCACCGCAAATACACTTTCCGCTGTGCTGCCTGCGGCGAGGCGCATTACACCACCAAACGCAATAGAATAGCTCCTATCGACCGTCAGCAATTGGTTTGTCCCAATTGTGGTCAAGTCAAGGTTTCTAATGCCGGTGCGACAGGTCTGGCTGTCGGCCAATTTATCTCGTACGACGAATTTGAGAATATCGCCAGTCAATTTCCGGATGGACAGGCACCAAGCTGCCAGACTCCTATAGAATATATTCCTGGTGATCGTATCTATCAGAACCCGGAAGATTTGCTTGCCGACAAAGTACAAGTCAGAAAGTTTTTCGGCGAGGTTAGTTGGAATTATGTTAGGCAACAGATTCGTGAGAACGCTCGCGTAGAACACAAAAAGGACGTTCAAACGATTACTGGCCGTGCCGATGAGATTATTTTTCAAGAATTGATCTCATTGTGTCGTAAAATGAAGTTAGATTGTCGGTATGATTTGGATTTATCCACTTACAAGAACAAAACTTTTGACGTCTGTATCACAGGTTTGCTTACTCCGCCAGAATTTTCAGCTGAATTAGCCTTGTTGCGAAAGCGTGCTTTGCAAAATGACGTGGTGTTGTTTTCTGAAAAGAATTGTGTCTGCGTGTTGAAGGACAGCAGTGCTCCGTTTATTACTGGCAAAGTCAGTATGCCGGAGCATGTAATGTACCATGAGGAATGTGGCAACGACCAAGATGGATTTACTATTGGTCAACTTTGGTTTAAAACTCGTGGAGGAGAACGCATGGAGCCGGACGATCATGTTAAACGCACCGATATCATGGATGTATTGGAAGCAATTCGGCGAGCGCTACCAGATGGGACTTGCCAAGCTGTCTTTGATATTGTCAGCGGGCAGGGTGACACTTACAAGGCGTTCAGTGACGAATATGGCGATAGTTCCCCCAGGAAATGCCAAATAGCGGAATTCTTGCGGGTACCTCACCGTGTGGTTGGCGTATGCCGCCAACAGATCAAAATCAATTGCTTGTTACATGGATTCGAGCCAGGGGCAGTGTCGTAAAAGATATTAACAGCAGCGTTCGTTCTGCAACATTGTTGTGGAGTACCAGACATGTATTATATAGATAGCGGCTGAGTGCCGCCCATTAAACTTGCGTGGTCTAAACCAAGACACTCTCCTTTTATGGGGAGGAATGCCGGGTAGGGTCCGGACCGCCTAAATTAGATTTTTATGTAGTATGTCTCAAAAACCGGCCTCATGGGTCTAACAAGGCTCATGGGGCCTCAATTTATTATGATCCAGAAATCAGCTTGTAGTGCAATCGTCAAGGGCTTAGCGTCCAGCCTTCGCAAAACGTATAAGAATTTGCGTATCGAAGGACATCCTAGTGTAGTACCACAAGATTCCGTCTTGGCTCCTCTCGCCGTTGCAATTCTGAATATCAAAGATATTACCAATACGTACGGCGTCTGTATTAAGATAACAGAAACTCGATTTTGCGACACAACGCTGTTTGTATATCGACAATCATTTGTTGATGGAAACGCTCGTAAATGGGCAAAGTGGAGTACTGTTGATCTGTTGCATCCAAATTCTATCGACAACCTTGAATCGCAAATTCGTATGGCCATCGATGATCTATTATCAAAGCATAAAGGCGAATCCGTAGAACATGTTGCGACCAACGAAGTTTGAATTGTCGGCGATAGACGCCTCCTTCCCTAAACCGACCTATCGCGATGGACAAAAAGAAGCGATCGAATTCGCTCTAAAATCGTTCAACAACGGCAAACGAATAGTCATCTTGGAATGCCCGACCGGTAGTGGCAAATCGGCCATTGGTATGACTATCGCCGATATGGTCCCGCAATCATATTATCTGACTATCACTAAGATTCTCCAAGACCAATTGGTTGCTGACTTTGGTGATTCGATCGTAGAGCTAAAAGGACGCAACGCCTATCCCTGCACATTTTATAAGAGGGAAGGCCAAAAATTAGTCGATCGCAAATTGTGGAAAGCGGACCAACTGGCGAAAGCTGTATCAGAACTGCCCACGTGTGCTACCGGATTTTGTCGCACAAAGACGAATCGAGACCAACCAGGAGCTTCTTCCAGCTATTGCCGACAATGCTTCCCGGTGGAAGGTCCATTGGGAGATGGAAAGTATAAGGGTGATTTGTCGCGATTGCCAATGGGCATGCATTATTCAGCTTGCCCTTATTACGAGCAAGTATTTGCTGCTATCCAATCGCGTAAAGTGGTCATGAATTTCTCGAGCTTTCTGTATCAAACCACTCTTACCAAACGCTTTGCTGTCCCACGGGACTTGTTGATTATAGATGAATGTCACAATATTGAACCGCAACTATTGGATTTCGTTTCTTTTTCGATCAACGATATGCATCTCCAGCAGCATGGCATTTTTATTCCGGAATTGGAGAATCCGTATGATTATTACGTATGGCTACGTGATGTGAAAGTGGCGGAATATCTTGCGGATGCTGTCAGACAGGCTCGGGAGGATGAAAATCCTCGTCTCGAAGACGATCTAATGCGTTTGCTCAAGAAGTACCAATTATTCGTCCACCGAATCGAAGATACGGCTGATACGCGGGGCACTGAATGGGTATCGGAATATGAAGAGAAATTGACTAGCACAGGTGAAGTGTCCTACCGATCGGTGACTATCAAGCCAGTATTCATCAATGGGTATGCTCACGATTTATTATTTAAGTATGCGGGCAGAATTTTAATGATGTCGGCAACTGTGTTGGACGTTAACGTTATGATTGATGCTCTAGGTCTGGAGAGGTCGGAAGTGGCCTCCAAGAGGCTCAAGAATCGATTCCCTGTTGCTAACCGCCCTATCCATCTAAAAACCGTGGCGAAAATGACGGGTGGCAAAGAAGCCATGGCGAACTGGGCACCGCAATTGGTGGCCGGTGTGGACGACATCGTGGAATCTCATGCTGGGCAAAAAGGAATAATTCACACACATAATTTCGCCATCATGGATCACTTGATGACTCGGTGTCGCCCATCAGTGAAATCCAGATTCCTATGCCAACGCGATTTCTTTGACAAGGCCAGAATGCTAGTAGAGCATGAGAATCGGGAAGATTCTGTTATCATTGCCCCGGCTATGCACGAGGGGCTGGATTTAATAGATTCATTGAGCCGATTCCAAATTATTTGTAAGGTACCATACGCCAATTTCTACGATAACAAGCAGCTAGCGCGTAGGATAGAGGTAGATCGCAAGTATTATACTTGGCTAACTGCGTTGAAGTTAGTGCAATCGTATGGCAGAAGTATTCGTAGTGAAACCGATCATGCTATCACATATATTTTGGATGAGTCTATTTACAAATTCCTAAAAGATGCTAAGCAAATGCTACCCAGTTGGTTCCTAGAAGCCATTCAAGATCATGCGAGTTTATAGATTAATATCACAGCATCCATATAATGAAACGCGATATGATCGAACCACAGAGTGCAGTGCTTTACATATTAAAGCGTTGGATGTACATCGTCGATTAATGTATATTAGTGAAACTGGGATGGATATTCCAGATACACCCTGTATTATCATCGATGACGACGTCAAGCGCGGGACGCCAGCGAGAGTTATATTACCAAATGGTGATATATGGAATTTGGGTGGTCGCACCTATACACATCGAGATTGTTTTGTAGCAGCACATTATGCTAGTTTAGACCCAACTGACATGATCGCTTACATCATTTGGAAGAATAAATGATTAGTATAGTCTCATCACGTGTTGAATTATACGATAAATTTCTACCCAAGAACGCAATTGGTGCAGAATTGGGAGTGTATGCGGGTGAGAACGCTATCAATTTAGTTAGATATACCAATCCGCAGAAACTATATCTCTGTGATGATTGGTGTGCTGATATCCCGGAGCACATTTACCAGGCGGCTAGACAAGTTGCTTTAGTATATTGTCGTATGGAAATTGTTAGGCAACAGGATCAACATTGGTTGCGTACGTTGCCAGATAAATTTTTAGATTGGGTGTATCTGGACACCCAGCATACATATGAACAGACGAAATTAGAACTGCAATGTTTACGAGGGAAAGTTTCGCAGATTATAGCTGGTCACGATCTTATGTGCACGGGATACCACAATAATGTGGCTGACACTTGGGACGGCGGTGTGATGCGTGCACTAATGGAAGAATTAGCTGAGGGTTGGTTAGAAGTAATTGCTATTACCAAGCCGCAGCCTAATGCGGAATTCTTCGACTTATTCCCCAGCTGGGCATGCAGAGTAAAGAACTAACGATGTACAGTCTGACTGCATGCACACATATGAGGAATACCAACGCACTTATCGCCAAATTTTTGGCATTGGATTTCTTTTTCGATTACGTCCCACATCTCATCCAGATCGATATCGCCATCGCGGAACGCATTGACTAAGGTTGTGATTAACATGATCCCTGAATTATCTTGTAAACGGAACATTTCACACCTCCAACGTCTTCCCGTTCTACTATATCTTTGGTTAATGCTAGCATCGTCCTACACTTAATTGGTTAGACTTCCGATTGTTCTACTGCATATAATTCGTCGCCTTCTACGACGATCTCGTTGTGGGTCGTGAAGAGGACCTTTTCGTCCAAACCTTTTCGTCCCTTAACGTCTGCCTCATACCAGGCTAAAAATAAATCTTTATGGGTATGTGAATCGTGCTTTGTAATCTCAGTTGGTTCTTGTTTGAGATTCAACCAACGCACAGATTTGGCCCCCATGGACAATAATCTGTTTTTCATATCCTGCTTTTCTAAGTGTGTATAATCTTTTTGCAGAGCGATACGTACAATATTACCTTTTACGTGTTGCTCTGTCTTCTCGGCTAACAATTCGTCTAATAATGTTACGAATTGGGGTGGTGCCTCTTCGCCTGGGAGGAATCTCTCACCAGCTTTCCAAATATTGATGAATTTGTGCGTATCGGTATCTAAGTCTAAACAATAGAAACCATGAGCGACATCGCCCTCATCGAACTTAAAAGGTATTGGCGATCCAGGATACCAGACGTTTTCCCCGATCTGTTGCTTATTATGAAAATGACCGGTATAAACTTTATGGAATGCAAATTCTTCAAAATCAATTATAGACCAATTCTGTAATAGGAAACAAGTATTCATAGTAGCGCCACGAATACCAATATGTGTCAATAAATTATCGCCCTCTTGAGCTTTGGACTGAATAGCCTTGAGGACGCGCATATATGATTTTTCATAAGTTATGAATGGCAACACCCAAAATCGCGTCTCATCTATTTGCAAAACTTTGACGTCTTCTATTACTGTGAGATGCTTCCGCAGAGGCGTGAGGCTGTTGATATCCCACGAATGTCGCAGGAACATATCATGATTACCCGGAAACACAATCCATTGTTGGTGGTAATCGTCTGTGGTCTGTTCGAAGAATCGCGAGACATGCGATAACACTTCGATATCTAGACTGCGGCGATCGTGGAACAAGTCGCCTAAGACTAATACTGTATCGATGCCTGCGGCATAACAATATTCGCGGATTGTGCGACAGGCCCATAAAATGTCATTTAGACGTCCTGGGACACCAAAATGAATGTCACTGGTGATTGCTATCTTGGACATTTTGCTATCTCCTGTTTTTATATACGCAGAAAACTAAACATGCGTACATTATAATTACCAAGATCGCAAGATCACTCTTTGATTACAGTTGGGACACGTGATATATTCTTCGCCGTCGGGGCCACCCGAATAATCGTGTCCATCGCGGCGTTGCACTTCGATAGGTAAGTACTGTAGTTTCACACCACAAGATCTACAGGTCACTTTTTTGGCAACAGATGGATCGGGTGTTGGATCAATAATATTGACCATTTTAAACTCCTAAGAGCACTAGCCAAACTATAAATAATACATGGAGAATATCAATGAAAGCCAAGCCAATACGTTTAATCCCGTCTCCACCGGGGTATTGCCAATGTAGTCCAGAAGAGGCGACGCACGTAATTCTACATATGCCTGGTCCAATCCCAGATCGTGTTATTCCGGTACAATTACGTGGTACGCGAGCGGGAACTGGTAATTGGTCGTGGAATGGCGATACGGAAAAACCAACACTAAAGCCATCTATTAAAACTAGAATGCCACCGGTATGTGAATGTTGCCACACACTCGTGAATGATGGTCGGGTGCAATTTTTAACAGATTGCACACACGATCTGGCAGGGCAAACGCTAGATCTATTAGACGTAGATGAGTTTCCGCATTAGGATGACCAAATCTCACCAATTGGTCCGTGAAGCTTTTTGACAATATCTCGCGTGGCATGCTCTGGGCATAAATGATAGACAGAATACCCACCAAACCAAACGACATGAGTTGTCCAAATTCCACATTCTTGGCACTTATGTTGCTCGTTGCTCGATTCCGACTCACGTAGATGGAAATCAAGCTCATATTCTAGATAACAATCACAAGCTTCTTCGGGGGTGGCGTGCCCATCGGTATGAAATTTATGTCGATGTGGCTCACACGAAGCAACCCATTCTTCATAACCGTGAATGTTATGAGGATTATCAGATTTGGGGAAGCCACCGCAGTAGCCGGTTGGATGGCCCTGTCGAGTGAAATCCCATCGTTGGTCGGCTGCTCGCTGTCTGGCACAACAATGTTGCATATTATCCTCACAATTCTGGCGTTGCCGATGGCGGCCATTTACAATAAAAAATCTCGTATGACGGTTTCCAAAACACCGGTAATTTTCGTCGCCGCAGGCAGTATGTGTCTGGGATAAACCTGACAGATAGACCACGATCGGCAAAAAAACTGGTGATCACATCAGTGTCCGGTTTCCCCTCGCACACATATAACACATCCACATTCGCTTCGGCTGTCTGAATGAATTGTATATTTAGATATTTTGCTTGTAATCTATTAGCCAAATTCAAATCATATACGATATTTCCGTCAGGCGAACGAATTGTATATTCGATGCGGGGGATGAAAGTCTCGATCGCTCTATATTTCCTACCACATCGGCACACCTGAATTTCCGGCGATAAGACCATCAAATCGTCTATGGGCCATATTGGGCGCTGTGTCAGATTCAACAAATTGACTATACCGTTTGAGGTAGGAATGAACGTTGGTAAAAAATGCTTTATTCCGTACTGACAGGTATAAAAATGCATGGTGGTCGTCCAGTTCACCATATTATTATTAAAATGAATTCGTTTGGGTGGGTTTGCGAAGAATCCCTCCCAATTAGTTGACATCGCGGACGTCAAATTAGAATGATTAAGATAATATCTAAATATTGGATCGGATAACAAATATAACCAGTTATTCGGACAGGAAAATAGGGCGCATTGACCAATTTGTTTTAGTTGCGATATCAGATATTCCACAGCTCCTGGTTTATCCAACCGTGCGTATATTAAGTAATGATGCGGGATAGTAGCACCAGGACAATCACGCTCATCGGTACGAAATTGTTCTACTGTTTCCAACATTGGCATCGCCAATGTCACGTATGAACTCTGAAGACGATATTTGGTGTGATCCTCGAGACATTTCAACCAGAAATCGGTATTTGGTCCGAATGTGATATTTCTGAAATTCCCAGTCGTTCCGCCGCTGGTGAAGAAATAATCAACTAATTGTAAACGAATACCAGCCTCGACGCGAAGTGGTATTAGTTCTTCTAATGGTGTCTCAAATTGATATGATAAGATCTTATCCCATAAGTCATAGGCATTTGGCGCGATCGGATCATGGTAATATTTCTGATATGCGTCGTAGAGCATGCTAACAAGATGCTGGAACTGGTTGTGTCTGGTTGCATACACCAACTGCTATTAAACACAAACAATCGACCTCCGGCACTCCTGGACTATCAGTACCACTTTCGTATACGCCGCAACGTATCGTATCGCTCTCCATATATTTCTCGACAAGTACCGCCACATCCTGTTCGCCTGGCAGCCCGAATTTTGCTCGTTCTTCTTCTGTGAAAATCATGTGTTTGTCCTTATGCTAATTTGCCGTCTGCTGCCATCTTTTGTATATGCTCAATGAGTGCTGCTTGGTCACAGATATCACTTAATTTTTTATAAGCGACTTCCGAAGAAGTACATCCTCCCCAGCAATATCCCACAGCGGGACATTCACGGCATTTTGGATCGCTGAATACGCACGCTGTTGCATTTAACTCCATTTGCCGTTGATTAATTGTATCAACACTGTCATAAATTGTGCCGAGGTGGCTACGACTATAGTAGTCGCTCGTGACGTTCCCGTCATAGTCAATGAGCATCATACCGACTCTATATTTACAACATCTTTGTGTTGTTAATTTGGGGCGTTGCAATGCTTTGGTATAAGAAGCAGTCACCGCCGGTTGCTTTATTGTTGGCAAAATCCGGCTAATTAAAACCTTCTGCACACCGAATTGTATCATTGTTTCATAATATTGTCGTCGGTCCTCGACAGTGAACTTGTCACCGTCTACACAAGCTTGGATAATGAGCTTATCTTTTAGACCAGCAAATACGAGTTTCTTTAAATTAGCTATTGTGGCTTGATAAGCATTCAGACTCTTGTCTAGAGGTAAGCGTTGATTGTTATGACAATCCTCTAAGCCGTCTATACTGACAGCCATATTGGTTAACTTCCTGAACAGCTCGAAATGTTTGTCCGTCAGTTCGACTGTGAGGTTTGTAACCATGTGATATGTTATATCTGTCGCTACATCCTCAAGACGCCGCATTATCTCCAAACAGCGGTCGACCACCAATAAATTCTCACCGCCACTGAAATGAATTGTTAGCAACGGTGTCTTATATTCTGTGGTATATCTGCGGATGAAATCGACAATACCTGGAATATCTAGTTCATGATCTTCTTTTGCCACCAATTCATGACTTATTAAACAATGTGGGCATCTGAGATTACATTGTCGAGTGGTGATAATATGGGTAGAAAATCTCTTTATGCGCTGGTCATACACGCTTTGCAGTGCCTGCTCTTCTTGACCGGCCAAGAAGAAATCTTGCCGTAATTGTTCCTCAGGAGAGTCCAACGGTAAGGATTTTCTGGTAACGGTGTTGAAATATACTAATCGAGAATTAGTGTCCGTCGTTTGGACGACATGCCGCGATAATCGCATTATAGTTGAATCCAGAAATATGATGGTGTGCCACGCCGGTGCCCTAGCTCACCAGTCAAATACATAGAACCTATGCCGTGCGCTAAACGATATGCGGTAACTGCCTCAATGATACCAAATCCACCACCCCAGCCTGGACTGGGAGTATAATCGTGCCCCGCAACTATCCCACCACTACGCACCTTCGGTGCCCAATGGATTAAATCCACCATCACATTATCAAAATCGTGGGCAGCGTCAATATACACAAAATCCAACGAGCCATTTGGAACAGTGCGAGATGCGTCCACACTAGACATCTGTCGGACAGTGACACCAGGAAGATGCCGATATACTCGTCTGGCTCTATTCCTGTGCATCAGCATCTGCTGCTCGTTTACGATGTCGGCGTATGGTAACCACTGATCCACGCACAACAGTTTTAGATTCGGATTTGCCGCACATAGCACAGTGGAATAATCGCCCTCGAATACTCCGATTTCTGCGCCGTTGTTGAATCCTAGTTCTGCGAATAGTGTCGCCAGAGTGACACGGGTGCCTGTTTTAGAATAATATATTGGATATGAATTATCGATTTGGAAACGTTCGGCGATCAGATCGTGCGTAGAAGCCATAGCTATTTTGGCTGTTGATCTGTTTTTTCTAAGAGTACGATTCTGTTAACTAATGTTATGGGAATATCAACTACTTCTAATTTGCCATCTTTGGCATGTTCTAGTAATTCTTTTATTTCCCGCAGATTGATGCGGGCTGTGGTTTCTATGGTGAGACCATCTTGGACTTCGGCGACAGTCTTTTTGCTGGATTCCAGCAACTCATTGAAATCTTCGGCTGCGGCTGTAACGATTTTACCTATAAGGGATGCTAAACCTTGGATATCATTCATGGTGGCATGACCATGAGTGGCGGCATCCTGAACGGCATCATTGACTACATTACGGATTCGGTTACCAAACATACTGAATTCCGATACAATAAGAGGTGTTTTACATCATAGATTTGTATTCAGTCAATAGATATGAAGAATTGTGTTAGGTACCATATCCGCTGCGAGTCATAAATTGTTGTGGCATCCCCATCATACTATTCTTGGTGGCGTATGGCTCGCCAACCTTCTTCGGATTCATCGGCACAGTCAGGTCCACATAACCAGCTTGGTGGGACTCCAAGACCCTCGTAATGAATGTAATCACTCTCCGTGGGGTGGTTTGTCGCCGAGCATTGGTGACTGTCCCTTCCGGAATCATCAGGAAGCCACTTTGGAGCTGTCGGGCTAAACCTCGAAGGTCATTGTGGTATGTCTGGCCCAGGTACATTCGCTGGTTTCCCAAGACAAACAGATTCCATCCGAGAACCGCTTTGCCTTGGTAGGTGTCCACTTCTTCCGCAAAGGGGACGATTTCTACCTTCGTCGTAAGTTGCGGAATGGCCATAGTAATATCTTGCAGAATGGCCGGATATAAATGCCGATCGAAGCTTTCCGTGAAGCCCTTCTCTATAAAGTAACGAATAAGCATGCGACGGATAACTTCCGTGTTAGAGACATGCTTAATATTTTCAATAGTATGCGAATCCATAGGAATACTCCGGATAAAAATTTAGCCAAATTATATTTGAATATATAACTTAGGCAAACCACAGAGTGTTCATAAGGTCCGCAGCCGGATCAGTTGCCGGTTTTGAGTCCCGCCATAAAGCCTTCCCCGCCTTTAGACCTATCAATCTTGCCAGCCGCCATGATTTTGTCAAAATCGGCTTTCGTGCAATAATTGATATAAATTAAACCAGCTGGCTCATCCTGGTAAAAGCTAGGCTCATTCGGATCGAGACTACATACCTCTTGTTCGATCTTAGCACCGGCCCCGATCTCTAGTTGTTCTACCTCCAAATTAGTATTATCAATTCGTGCAGTATATGTCTCATCATTGCCTTGGCAGTTGAACGACAATGATGACATTACCTCAGAACTGGTGTCAAGCCAACGTGTCGGTTCACCAACACTAAAAGAATGTGCTGTAATACTTTGCCCTGAAATACCGCTCGATTTCAATTTATTACCAAAGCTCCCAAAGCTAGCCGTCCGCAAGACGTTTTGCGGCGGCGCAGGTTTAGGGGCCTTAGACAAATAAAAGCCCACCCCGATTGCCCACACGCGATCTTCGCCAATAATCTGTTGAGCAATTCCACGTAATGTTTCACTCGTGATCAGAAATCCACGGATGGTGTTGTTTTCGGCTCTCCATCCGTCAATCCACAATGCACCACCTTGATGGCGTGCTGTGGTCATGTAATTCTGCGGTGGCCATTTACTTGGCATGGTCGTAACTGGCGAGCCATCGTAAACGCCCGGAACGTTATCATTACATTGTTGGCAGAAACGGTCGGCACCAAAATCGCAACCATGAATTATACACTTGCTGCGATATTGCTCGAGCCGCAATGACTTCGTCGGTAGTCCCGTAATCGGATTGATACCTTGGACTGACAAAACGATTGCCACATAATGGCTATGTGACCAATTTTTGTTAAAATCGAGCCATAAGTGTTTACCGGATTCGACCGGCAAAAAGTATGAGGCGGCATTACCGCTCCCATGCATCCAATTGATGGGGCAAGCATAATCGTCTACTTGATAGACGTTTTGCAGATTGTACGGTGGGAGCCCATGTACGCCGTCGCCTTGTGGGGCGTCTGGTAGATTGATCTGGGCATACAGGCCATTTACTGACATAATATTATTCATTGGTGTTTCCTTGCTGATGGCGGCTCTGCATATACAGAGCCGCATGGGATGGAAGAACAACTAAGAATTAAGAGCGAACGTGAAGAACGTGAAACGGATCGTTCGACTTTTGTCCGCTACTACCAATACGGATTTTGAGTTGTGGGAGAGTATTGGCTTGCTTTCGCAATTGGAATTGTTTGGCAGCCTGTTGCCAGCGTTTGGCCACTTGGTTGAAGCTCTGCCCAGCGACTTTCTCCCAAAGTTCATATTCGCTGTGAGGGGCAGCTTCTTTGGTCTCTTTGACGGCGATGTACAGGAGTTGTTGTACATCAGTCGGGATAGTAGACCAATCAAAATCCGGCATCTTGCTGAGTGGTGTGCCGGGTTTGGCAGGATTCTCTGATACGAATCGGTCTGGTCGTTGTCCGACGGCATATGTAGGGAGTCCGACCACACCGCCAACGCTTACAATATCACGTTCTGGATAACCATCCAGAATTTCTTGGACGAGCAATTTGCTCATTTCCACGTCGTACCGTCCTTCTTCGTCAAATGCCAAGCATTTGCGTTTGCCGGTAGCTTCTGCGATCCGTCGCCCGTAGGGGCTGGTCGGATCATCAGGACGATAGTATTCAACACATTCGACTGGTGACAAGGAAATAGCATGCTTTTCCGGGTCACTGGTGACGTCGATTACCATTTTGGTCGGCGGGGGAGTATCGTCGTCTTGTCCTCTAAAAATAAGGGCGATACGGCGGGCTTTACCTCGTGGTAATCCGCAATCTTCTAAGTCTTCAAAGCGAAGACAAGATATATCATCTTCCTTGATTTTGTCGATGGAATTGTAGCCGAAGAATTCAGCTAACTTCTTGCAGAAATGGTCCCAATTGACCGAGGTGCCTTCAAGATTGGCACGCGCTGACGCTAACTTTGTCTCGATGGACATGTTCTTTCTCCTAACTCTCTACTCTCTCGAAACTCGACTCACTCTCTACTCACTCTACTCCAGGCTTACCACCCTGGCGTGGTTAAAAGGCTTGCTGTCGGAACCAATCCCTCCGGGTCCGAACCATCGCTGGAATTGGATCAGCAAGCACGCCTCTACCCTTAAATACGTTTGATTATAATCATCAAAGTATTTCTATATCTCCGTCTACAGATGCTGCTCTTTTATATTCTGCATTACACTGTTCACACCAGTCACCCTCGATCACACCATGTTCGCATATGTCAGGATCGGGCTCATACTGCCGCAATCGTGCTTGTAAATGCTTGATTTTTGTTTCTAGAATAGCAATTTTCTCTTGCAATTGAAGAGTCTCTGCTATTACTCGATTGTTTTCGTCTTGTGTCACTGGATATGGTGTAAAAATTTCACCACTATCGTTGCTTGACCCATGTGGTCCCGTCCCAGTGTGGCCCATTATTTTTCCTCCAATTGTTGTGTATATTTAGTTATCCACTCTGGGACAGTCTTTGGACCTTCAATCCCGCCGATATTCAAATACATCAACAATGCGTCTGAAATAGCTGATCGTTCATCAAATTTGCCGTTCATGACTGCTATAGCTACCTCATACGCCAGTTTGTCGGCAGCGACAAGTCGCTGCCGAAGGGAGTGCTGGTCAAGGTCCAACACATTCCATTTTTCATACCACTTTCCCTTCTCAGCTTCCGCCGCCGTTAGTTTGTTGGCGGAATCCATTGCCGCACGTACGGCACCTTCCGTAATCGCTTTTTGATCGGCGACTATACCCCTCCAGCCGTTGCGATGTACGTCACAATCACCGTCGTAGTTGTGGTCACGTTCACAACATTGTACTAATGGTTTCATCCGCTCAATTTCGGCTAAGGCGGTTTTGAGTTTCCTGTTCGCCTCAACAAACTTCATTTCCATCTGGGTTTCGCGGATGTCGGACCCTTGTAACCGTCGGTTGTCCTCCCGCAACGAAGCGATTTCAGCCTCCATTGCGATGAGGCGTTGTTGTAGCTCACCGATTGCACGACTGTGGTCGTCGTCACCAGCGACGATCTCCCGCAGTGCGTCTAATTCCTGCTCTGCAAGCGATCTGTCGTAGTCTGGTACCCGACTGGATTCGTTCGTCACTACTTCTCTCCCGCTGACTTCATCTTCTGGCCAGATGATTGTGTCATATTTCCCAGTGAATGCACGCCACGCTTCCCTGAGTCGCTCGCGTAACGTACGCACCTTCCAGTTGACTGGTCTTGCTGGCACCCAGTGACCGGAGATGCAGGTTTGTGGGACATCCTCACGAATCAAATCCATAAGCCGCCATGTTGTCATCGTTCACCTAACATGTTGATGTATATGCCAACGGATAATTTCTGGGGCTAGTGAAGTTGTACCCTGTTCAACCCATGTTAGATAACCAACGAGTTGAATGTCTAGATAAGCAGGATCTTGGACTGCCTGATCGAAGATAGTGTCTAGGTGGGCGAGGTCGTCTGGCTCGATTGTCTCATATCGGCTCTTCCAGAATTGCCACCATTTGGGTTGGATTGCTTTGGGCACCCATTTGGATTGTCTTTTACCGAGGGTGATCCAATCGTGTGTAGCACGTGATCTGGCTCGGACTTCGTAGAGGTCGTATACTATTCGGTATGTTGCCATATTAATCTTCGGTCTTTACATGACTCGCATTGCCTTAAACTGCTTCAAATCTTCGGTCAGTAGTTCAATCTCAGCCTTTGCGACGGCGAGACGCTTATTAGCGTCGTCCCGCTCGTTCCAATATCGTTGTTTTTCAAGCTGCTCCTTTTGCAAGTCGTTTTCCGCCCGCGATAATCGCTCGAGCGCAATAGCTTTCTCAGCATTTGCAGCGGCGAGCTTCTCTGTGGCTTCCTTCTCTCGTTTCAGAGCAGCCTTGAATTGCTTGACAACTGATTCCACTTCCAGCAGCGGCAATTTGTCAGGACCAACGCCACATCGTCGATTTACACCCTCGACAAATGCTTTCATGCGAGCGGTGAGTCGCTCATTTTCACGCGATAATTCTGCCGTTCTTCGTAATTGGGTGATAAACTGACGCTTGCGAGCGTCATCATCCTCCAGTGCCTCCCACAGCAATCCACCTGCTGTTGTTTCACTCATTCTCCACACCCTCCTCGCGCATAACTGCTGCAACAAGCCACGGAAACTCTTTCACCCAGTCCTTAATATTATCACAGCCGTCATAGTCCCGCGTGTCTGTAAACATACGAATTGCAGCTGATTTCCAGTCTGTGATTGACGGTGGTTGTGGCGGCACCCAACCACAAAAACGGCATCGACCAGAGAAGCTGGCACGATGGATTCCATCGGACGCCTTTGGACATATATCCATCACTCCCTTTCTCCCACCTTCATGGCTTCTTTACCCCATGTTCCGTAGCCTTCTTTTGCTAGCTGTTTTAGTTTTTCAACTTCGGAAGGCGTGAGGAACGCTTCCCACTCGCCAACACCTAACCCTGCTCGATAAGCTCTATCTGCTGCGCAATATTCAATTTCTTCCGCAATCTTTTTACGTGCGTTCATATAGCTCCACTTCCTTTAATATTGTTTCAATTTCATCTGCTGCGCGGCAGACAACGCAGCGATAGTCAACTCTGTTTGTGCATTCAGCATATGGATCTAATTGTCCGCACAACTTCCGCAGTTCGTGAACTAGGTTATTGTCCATCACCCGTCTTCGTGGTTTCATCTGTTACTTCGTCCACTAACCAGGGCCATTCCTTCACACACCATTTCGCATCATCGCTTGACAAGGCCGGAACAGCAAGTTCAAACAGTTTGCGTGCGGCGAGCCGGGCGGTGGAGTCCTGTTGAGCGATCTGGATGCCCTTTGTCATCGCTAATCGGTACTGCTCAGTCAGCCATTGAGCGAATCCGGCAGAATCAATGTCGTCTGGAATCGCAGTGTCGGATGGCATGCGATGTCTATTCTTGATCGAGTATGCAATTTGGTCTGGTGTATACCAGTCACATGCAAACTCCCATGCTGTCTTTCCATTTAGTCTCTCGTTCGTCATCACCCTCCCGCCTTCGCTTCGATTTCAGATCGAACCTGCAACATGATTCCCAATTTCGCTTGCAGGGCACTCACTTCTGGCTTGTCCGAATACCCAAATCCATATACTTTTTGCAGTGCTTCAAGAATCAAACCTATTTCTTTCGCCGTAAGTGTCATCATCACACCGCCGCCTTCGCGGCTTCATCTGAAGAATACCATTCGCTGAATTTCCATGTTGTCGCACCATTGCAGAGTCCGTTATCGTCTTCTGGAACGACATAACACAGCTTGACTTGCATCGTCACTAGATCACCATCTACGTACCGAAACAGTTGCGTTCCGTCTGTGATGGCAGCTCCATCTGCGGTGCGTGGAGTACCATTCAACGCAGCCTCCGCCTCCGCGAGCCGCTCCTCTGCCGCGATGGCCCTGGCACGCAATTGTCCATTCGTTTCGCGCAGATCAGCAGTAATATTCGCATCCGTTCGGTCAGCCATCCGTGTAATGTAGTCGTCTAGTCGCTCACTCATCACACCCCTCCCGCCTTCGTCAGCCATGCAAACAATCCCGACAACACACCGTCTTCGAGTTTTCCAGTTAGCTTGTACTCCAGCCATTCCTGGAACAGCGGAAGCAGGTCGTTCTCGTTCAGATCCACCGTCTCTCCTGACAGCGTCTCTACCTTACACCACAGGCTTCCCCCTCCACGTGTCCACAGGAACCCGTTCTTGCAGTCCACCTGCTTACGGACGAATCCCATCACACCCTCCAGCCGCCTTCGCAGCTTCTTCCTTGTAGTTGTTCACGATCGCCTGGATGCACTCGCTTTCCTCCCAGTGTTGGCAATCGCCAGTGAAGCAACCGAACTAATTCAGGTTCCGTATCACCCAGGCAGCAAGATTGATACGGTCTGTCGCACGCTCAGTCTCCGCAGTGGCTAGCTTCGTTTCCAGGTCATCGATTCGCTGGTGTATTGCGCACATCTTCACCAGTTTGACGCCATCCCACGTACACTTACTACATTGTTGTTCGTTCATACATTTATCCCTTCTCTTTCGATTCCTCTCCCGCTCTGTAAAGACCGTAAGTAGCAGCGAATATACAAATTATACAAGACATCCATGCACCCTTCATCCCAGCGGCAAATGCAAGCCCACACGTAAAACCAGCCTGCCAGACCCATGCATATTTCACCCCACACCTCCCACCGTATTGGTGACTAACGGAATAGGCTTGCTGCACGTTTCACATTGGCAGACAGCATGACGTCGCAACGTGATTATCTCTTTCGCGAGTGCATGCAAAGCACGAATGCACTCCTCCTGCGACGGATACTCACATATTGATGGACATATTTCTTTGATAATAATAGTTGTTTGATACATCGTACACCTCCCGCCTTGATGTTACAAACAATCAATTAGCGTTAGATGACTCTGCTTGCTCACTCGGTACGCTATGAACTTCTAAACGGCATTGTACGCCGCTACATATCATTATACCAACCAGCAAAACCACACACCACAACCAATAATTCGGTCCAGAGTCGTTCTCATCAGTCAACCAATCGTCCAATATTTTCATCGCCGCTGGAGTCGGATTTTTAATCTTCATACGGCCATCCGCAAATGTGAGAAACGATCCTGTCGCACCACTCTGATCTCATTCGGGAAAGTATCAAACATCAAGTCCCTGTGCGAAATAACCAAAATGGTTTCCACCTTAGAACTCAAGTCATCCTTAATAATATTAATTAACGCATCAATCCCATCATCATCTAGACGCCCATCTACTTCATCTAATACTAATACATTACACTGCCGCCCATACATCTGTTCATGAAAATCAAACATCGCCAACATAAATGCCACGTCTGTCCGCTTCCGCTCCCCACCAGACTCAAACTCATACCCCCACAAATTGCTGCTAATCCCCAATGCCGACGTCAACTCCACATGAATATCCAAGCCAAATACATCTAAGTAATGCTTAATTCGTTCATTGATATATGGAATATGTTCTTGGAATACGTAGCTCTTAATTTTCGCCCGATCGTTGTAAGCCCTATAAATATATTGGTAATGTTGACTCAAAAATGCCTTCTCTTCGCGATCTTTTTTGATCTTCTCGAGCTTCGTACCGCGACTAGTCAATGCATTTTGTGCGTCTGTTATTGATTGTTCGTGCGGGTTTACTTCCGTGTCGATGTTTTGGATTTGCCGCTTCAACCTGTCAATTTCCTTCGTCTTCGCAGCATGCCGCTCATGTACTGCCTCAGCTTCCTGCATTGACATAGATGGATATTTCTCAGTCACAATCTGATCGGTTTTAGCGATAGTGTTCCGAATTTGCTTATGCTGTTCCGTCTGCTCCGCTATCAAAGTGGTAATAGAAATTAATTCTGTTTGGAGCGGTTCAATTTTAGTGGCGATATGGTCCTTTGGGACGGGTTGCTCACAGGAAGTACAAATTTTACCAGACTTCTCAGTCCACAGACCAATTTTTCGTTCTAAAGAATTCTTGGTCCCCGTCAATTCTGCGATATGACTGGCGATCCGGTTGGCTTCCGCTCGATATTCACCCAGCTTTTTGTTAATTTGGGCGACCACAGCCCATCGAGCTTTGAGCTTATCTAAGTCCGGAAGTTTCATATCAGCCTGTTCGGCCTTGATTTTGCTTATTACATTCTGTAGTTCTTTTTTGCGAGCTTCTTTCCCGTCTTCAAAAGTGTTTGCAGAATTTTTAAGCCTATCTATTGAGGCGGTGATGCGTTCAATATCAGAAGTAATACTTTGTATTTGGAGATCAGCGGCGTTTGCGTCGGCCTCGATCCTATCTAGTTTCCCTTTCGCGATTTTCGAATAATATTCGAAACGATCGACGTGGAGTGCTCGTTCAATAGCCTTCTTACGCGGCTGATCGGCCATTTCCATCCATGGCTTACTATATTGGTTAAAGAAAACCGAGCCACAAAACATTTCCCAGTCTAAATTGAAAGCTCGCGTTAACTGCTTCTGCTGATTCTGGATGGTGGATAGAGTGTTAGCAGTGACAATTGTTTCGTTACCGTCCTTTACGAATACGAGTTCGTTAACACCATCGAGATTTCTGGTGCGAGTGACACTATCACCGTTTTTGAATTCGACCTTAGCCCAGCAATCTTTTCCGGTGAAATGGTTAACTATTTTACCACCAGGGCTAGGTGAATGCATTGTCCGCCCGAAGAGAACCCATTGGATGACACTGGGGATAGTCGATTTCCCAGCTCCATTACTCTTGCGAATTGGGTTGTCCTTGTCCTCCGTTTCGAGGACTTCACCTGTGATTAGGCATTGACCTAAGCTGGTGAGATCAATGGTGGAGATATAATCTCCATAACTCATGAAGTTCCGCCAAGAGACACTCTTTAATTCAAGCATGATGATACCTCGTATACATAAATACGCAGTGTATCATCGCGATTGTCTCAGAATTATAGAGTAGCCAATTTTTCCAATAATGCTTTTTGTATTAACCGGAGCGGTTGGATTGGCTCGCTGCGTTCCAAATATTCTCGATAACGAGTCCGGATAGCTTCTTCTGGGATGACTGAATAGTCACCACATCCTCTGCGCTTATCACTATCGCTTATACGTGGTATATATCTCTGCCATCTCTGTACGGTATATTCTTCGCCAAGTTGATTATAATGCCGGAGGCGATGTCCTTTAACAATCGGACAATCAGGACGTGCTCTATGAGCACCATTGCGGTAATTTACACCCTTTATGCTGTTATTGAATAAGACCATTTTATCAAATTTTCCTCTGGAAACGCCATATGGTATAGTAGCACGGTCGATGTCTTCCAGAGCTTGACCATCGACACCCATCATTTCCACACCATAACATTGGAATACTATCTGATCCTGATGTGCTAGGAATAAATCCACATCAATCTCTAGAAATTCATCGGCGTCACAGACAATAGACCATTCGGTGGTATCATTCTTCCAACACTCATTCTTGATGGCCGCCATGGCTCGATTATTTTGTTTATCTCCACTGCAATATGGGATAACAGTGACTTTCGGATGTGGTGGGACTGGCTCCGTGCTCTCATTATCATGCACTATAATATACTTCGTGAAGATGGCATAGTGATCATAAAAGCGTGGTAGTAAGAATTGTTCATTCCAAGCTAGAACATGTACAGTGATATCTAACATTATATAATCAAAGTTACTATCTCATTGAGCTTGATCTGACAACGCCTGCAAATCTCCGGAGCCGCAGCCACAAATTCTTCGGATACAATCCGTCGATATTCCAAATGTGTCTTAACTATGGCCGGAAATCCATCTTTAAATACGTTCAATCGCGTAACGATGCCCATATAGTCGGCACAGCACAAATGGTGATTGCCAAAGGCATCAATAACCAACTCAACATATGGACGGAAACAAGGCCGTCTAGTGCGTCTGCCAGGCAATATACGATTATCAAATCGTGGCCTAATAATATCTATATTCGGATGGGCTGGCCAATCAGTTCGACCCTCATAATTGGACAATTTAATACAATTAAACTCTTTCCATATATCTGTATTTGTCCCATTCGTCCATAATAAAAATTTAGCGGATGCACATATCTCTCTGATCTTCGCTATGAGTCGAGTTAATCGTTCACTCTCGAGGCTTGGTTCATTATAATAGTGGAAGGCATGGGCTCCTTGAAAACCCATCTCATAAGCTTGTCGCACATTATCCAGGATAGTTTCGTCATCTAGTACCCGTTCGGTATTTAGGAACCGCTCTGGGTTAGCTGACGGACATTTGGCAGAATGTGCAGCGGCCAGATTACAAATAGGACCAATTTCATGTACTAATAGTTGTGTCTGTTGCATGCTTATTGGAGTGGTTTGGCCCACCACCACACAGAACCTCGAGAGCGTTGTATTTCTAGACCCCAAGCCGTCGCCATATGGCAGACAGCCCGTTTTACATTACGGAATTCGAAACTGAAGTCATGCCCACATAAGATACCACCAGGGCGGACTTTAGGCCACCATAATTCAATGTCTTGTCTGACATATTGGTAGGAATGGTTGGCGTCGATGAATACTAAATCAAGATTGTCAGGAACGATTGTGGATGCTTCCTCGGACGTTGTCTTGATGACAGTGCGGCGTGTCGCCGCGAATTTAGTGACTGCTAGGGCGGTTTTGTAGTTATTCTCTACAGCATCGGCTATTAACACATTCTCACCGCCAATATCTATGATGCGTTGCTCTGGTGTGGGTTGTAGCACACTCCAGACATCTACCATGAATAAGTGTAGTTTGGGAAATTCTAATAACAAAACTTCTGAAGTTTCTCCTCGGAAGACGCCGATTTCAGCTACAGTCTGTTGTTCGATATGAAGGCTGTGAATTAGTTGGCAGATTGATTTAGCGTGTCTGGTTAGCATAAATCACTGAGGTGTTTTGTTAATGATTTCCAGCATAACTTCTCATCTGGTTCTGATTGATTATCTTTTGCATTGTTGTCTGGTGCGGACCAGCCACGTTTGGTTTTAACGAGGTGTGAATTGCCTTCGTTTTTGCCGGGGATGAAGATGAAGTGCGGATGCATATATTGGGACATGTATGGTTTTTCGATGTGGCCGTCTTTGATTTCGCAGCGGAAATAACAGATTGGGTTTTGCCAGTCGCCACCGGCTTTCCATAATTCGCAGTAGAATTTGCGATCGTTTATTTTGATGTCGCGGCTGGCGACGTTGTCATCGTTTTCTAGATCAAACGAGATTTTATATTCTTTCATGGCGTCGCGGATGAGGTCACGCCACATGGTTTTTGATGGGATGTTGTAACAAAATTCTTCTGTGACTGGTGGTCCGTATCGTTCGCAGACTTCGCAGTTTTTTACGTCGGGATATGGTTCGTCTTTTTTGAAGGGTTTGCCGCATCCGGGGCAGTTTCGTTTTTTAGAGATTTGTGATATTTTCATGGTTGACCTCAAGGAATAATATTATTGTTCTTGTATAGTTTTGCTGGTATTTAGCGGGTGACGGTGTGGTCAATCCCGTCGTTGAATATAGTGGCTCTGTTTGCCACGGTTTGGTTAGTTCCGTTACTCAGTCGGTCAAAACAATACGGTTTGTTAAACGTTCGTTTATGATCCTTTGGGATCTGGATCAGGCGTCTGAAGGACGAAGGTCTCCGGTTTTGACTACTTGTCAGGGATCGACATGCTAAAAGCGAAAGACTCTGGAGGCGGTGGAGCCGCTTCGGGTAATTGGCTGAGGACCCCGGACCCGGTTATCCGTTATTGACACCCTCAACGTACCCCCGGTGGATTTAGGCAAGAGAGTGAAGTTGCAAAGTCTTGGAGATGAATTGTCTGGTCGATATTTTATCATCATGATTAGTTGAAATAGTTGAATAGTTGTTAAGTTGAATATGATTGTGATTCGCAGCCTAGGCGAAACCGGAAGCGTTGGCAGTGATAATGAGGCAGGATACTCATTGGGGTGGTAATCGGCGAACTCGAAGTTCCTGAGGCACCAAAACTGGTGGAGTGTACGGCTTCCTTGGCGGGAAGTGATGACGGCAGGAATTGGAGACAGATTTCGACCAACACATATTAAGCCCCCGTGAAAGATAATAGATGTTGGTGCTTGTCTGTAATCCCTCGAGCGAAATAACGCTATAGTCCTTAATAATAAAATTTTTTGTTTATTATTATTATGAGGACGGGGGAGCATCACTCTAGACAGAGATTGACAAGAATATGTCCAGAATGATAATTGGTTGGCTACGATCACAATTCCAAAAGCCACAAGAAATAACTTGTTATCAACACGAAGACCAAATTATTCTTACGATTAATAAAGAGATATACTACGAAGGCCCACTCTCGATTGCCCCAGCAGATGTAAAAGAAAAATTACGAATTTTTCATTCATATCACGATACACTCTAGATAAATATTACCGGGCCGCTGCAATCTCTACAAAAATATTATAAATGGGATCACCATATGGCTAATATAGGCAAATTTCCACGAAACCCAACCGACGGCGATCAAGTATCTGATGCCTATGGTAATCGCTGGCAATATACAGCCGAAAGCGACGCTTGGATCTCCAAAGGCGTAGTGACCGGCCCGCCAGTGGTCACCGAAAACACTAATGGCATCATTGATTCCGAAATTTACACCAAACTCAGCAAACTCGACAACTATCTAAAGACTGGTGTAGATCTTCGCCCACTAAAATTATACCCAGGCACCGATGCCTATTGGTATTATTTCCGCTCTAGCGACAAATTATTTCGCTTTACCCCCGAAGGCGAATCAATCCTCCGTATCGAAATAGACAAAGGGCGTCTATTTCAGATCTTGATGAAGCAGATTTGTCCGGGTGTGCGAGGCCCCAAAGGACCGAAGGGCGACAAAGGTCGAGATGGCTTACCGGGAGCCCCTGAAATTTGTTATTATCCCTCGGCTGTAGAAGAAAATCGTTTGGATTTTGCGATTTACACCCCGGTGCCATTATTGCCGGATGGTGCTGTATTATTGCCAAATAATCATGTTCCGGAGATTTCTGTCAGATTATTCGCGGTGTCACCAGAAACAGTGAACGCTAAATTTGACCAGATGCAACATTTGGCTATCGTATATAGCAAGCATCACACGGCAGAACTTCCGAAATTCCAGCGGACTCGTGATCTGCTGTTGAAGAGGGCGATGGGCGAGAAGTATGCCAATTTATGTAATATTCCGATGAGTTCTGTGGCTGCTTTTTCCGATGGGGCGGAAGTGGCTAGTTCGCCGTCCGTGACGATAGAAGTGAGTCCGATAGACCCAACCGATATTACTATTCTTTCTGATGAGTTGGATATTGATGAAGTAGAGACGAAGGCGACTATTCGATTTGATCTGGCAACAGGAATAGTATGCGGTTCAATTTTCTTGAATGATCGTACGTGGGCAACGATCGCATCGGAATGGTGTATTAAATCGCGGCAAAAGGGACCAGACGGGCTGACTGGAGATCCTGGCGAATGTTATATGCGGATTGTAGAGTGTACCATTGATGATACTAATTTTACGGTTAGTTGTCCAATTATCAATGCTCGTTTGGATTGTGATTTAGATATTATTTATACGTTGTGTGCTGACTTATTAGAGGAGATTTGTGTTAATCAGGTGACGTTGTTGGCGAATTCGGACACGTTGACCGATAACTCTGTGTTTAAAAGTGTGTTTGCTTCTGCTCAAATGACATTGGAGGAGTGCAAATATGTTAACCGGTATGAGATATCCCTTGAAAACGATGATCTGCCTGAACTGGATCTTGTTCATTGGGACCCTCAACCCGGCTGTGTGACGCAGAGGCATTATGATAGGCATGAATTTAATTGGATTCCTGACACAGATATCCCGGCTTGCGATGTTACGGCTACATGGTTCGGCCCGGATGAAACGCGGCCTGGAAAGTATCCTTGGGAGATCGTTATTGGATTACCAAAAGAAGATGAATGTTGCGAGGACAGTTTCTTCTGGTGTCCTAATGTCCAAGATCCACCACTCACTTGTGAAGAACCGGAGGCAGCGGCAGTATCAGAAGTATCAATACCAGACGTACGACAGTTAAAGAAGCCGCAAATAGGATCTGGAATACTGGCTGACGACAAGGATTGAAAAATGAACTTCAAGCGTAGACGGCCACGTAAAAATCCGCGATCTGTAATGAGCAGTTCAGATAGAATCTTCCAATTACACAGTGACAGACAAAAGTTGAAAAAAGAGGCAGCACAACAAATAAACGAACATATTAATGACAGACGACGATAGTACTTTCATTTGTGAGAAATGCGGTAAGACCTTACCGCGTTATATTGATGGTGAATTCCAACCATCCCTAGGCATGAATATGGGATGGGGTGCGATGGAATGGTGTCGGCAATGTGCTCCCCCTGGCGGCAATGTCGAAGATATTATCCGCGATTTCGAATCATTCATGATTCCGCCGGAAGAATGATATCTACTGTAAATAGGATATGGCTAGCTTTATAATCTATTGTCGTAATGCTGATAATTTACATCGAACACTCTGTGATCTTGTAGACAAAACACCACCACAGGTGTTGCAAGAGATCATTCTTTGTGATGATGGGCCGGTGGGCCTATCTGCGGAATCATATTTATATGATGATGTCCGCCACAAGATTACAGTGATCGCATCTAATTGCATAGGCAAATCGCAAGCGTGGAATCGAGCTGGTCGTCTAGCCAAAAGTTCTCATTTGGTGTTTTTGACGCAGGCTATGAAATTTGGCTCCGATTGGTGGTTAGAATTGGAGAAGCAATTCGCTCCTAAGCGGCTGCTTAGTCCGGTAACTTATCCTTTAGACGTTGGGTTATGGGCAACTGAGTCACATGGGTGTCGCCGTTACGGGATGCGATGGGATCTGAGTGTTTATAATCGCAAGTTGGGATCACGGTCGCCGTTAGCGGCATATTGCATGATTATTGAAAAGGATTTTTGGGAACAGATTGGTGGTTTTGACGATCAGGCTGATGTGGGTCCCGGTGATAATATTTGTTTGTCGTTGAAAGTATGGATGGCTGGTGGTGAAATAGTAGTTGTTGATGATAGTTATGTGGCTGTGGTACACGAGGTAGAAGCTGGCTCTAAGCGGAATTTGGCTAGATTGGTGGAAGCTTGGTTCCCGAAGTATGCTGGTTTGTTTTATGATATGGCTGGGATTGCTCGTGGATCTTTAGATCTTGGTAGGCTTAATAATTTAGTGCAGTTCGCCGAAAGCAGCGAGCGATCATCGCAGGAATGGTTGGAGAATTTACATCCGGAATTACTGGGTGTGCATAAGTTGCGGGGATTAGCCCAGGGAGAACGGATAGCGATAGTAGGGGATGGGCCTTCGCTTGATTATATAAATTGGTCGACTATTAATAGTCATGATCTGGTGATTGCAATTGATTATATCGGGTTGTTGTTTGATTGTGATTTTGTGGTAACTGAATCGTTGGATGTGGTGAGCGAATTACGGGCGAAATATTCTGATAAGCAATTAATTGTACCATATGTGTTGGAGCATAAGATCGCTGGGGAGTATGTGACGGCTACGGAGGCTGTACCTGGTGCCACCGCATTTGAGCTTGGTGAGATTAGGCAGGTTAATTCGGAGTTTCCGCCTTTTTGTAATTTTGGTACTTGTGTGCATATGGCGTTGCATTTAGCGTTGTTTATGCAGCCGCGTAGTATTTCTTTGTTTGCGTGTGATAATAAAATTATAGCGGGTAAGAGTCATACTTCTCGATCAGAATTTTATAATGGTGGTGAGATCTGGGCGGATTCTGATCATTCTAGGAAGCGTTTTTCTTTTTATGAGGTTGGTGTGGCTCAGCTTAGTAAGTTAGCTCTGCGATTAGGTATTCCTGTCATTCGAATTGGGCATGCATGATTTGGATTCTCATTATTATAATTGTGGTTTCTGTTGGTAGTACAGTGTATTTGGGAGTCAAAAGTTTACAAGCCCAACAACAATTAATTCGTGCTTTAGAGGCCCTGGCGAATGCTCTCCAAAAACGGCAAAGTTTTGACGGTAATACAGTCGCATATCCAGCAGAGAGTCATACAACAGCGGTTAGAAAAGTCGTTGAACTCGCGCCTGAAATCATCGCCCCGAATCTCAAAACTCCACCCAGAGCGAGGGGAGGGTTCGGGACCGCAGTTCGTACAGATGACGATATACAAATTCGACAAACCAGTGGAAGCGAAACAAGAAGTGAAGGTTGTCAAATCGGTGGTGGACAATCGGACCAAAACATTGCCACATCCGCCAAAGCCGGTCAATGTACTTCCAGTTCCGACTCCCAACGACCAGCCATTGATTGTTCCGACAAGCCAGGAGATTATACTCCCGACACCGGACCCGGCCCCATCCAATGACGACCACGCCGACGTCCCCCAGGTTGAGGGACTAAGCGACTACCAAGTACATAGACTCGGCGATGTTTACACCGGCAGGAGATGTCTAATGAAACACCTAGGCATAGATATTGGCACACGCACAGTAGTACTAGCATATCGCGACGGCGACGGGAAAGTCCATTATATCTCTGAAATCAACGGCTATTGGCCATTTGAACGTGCTACGCCATTCATCAAAAACATGTTAGATGATCCCAATAAAGTCCGCAGTGATGGAACACAACGGCCAGCTCGCTGGATCGAAATGCCCGACACAGGCCAAGCTATCGTGCTCGGCCAAGACGCAGAAGAATTTGCGTATGCCAAGAATGACACGCTGTGTCGCCCTATGGCTGAAGGCGGGATAACCGCCGATGAGGAAGCCATGACTGTGTTGGGGAGTATCGTCCAAGGTCTGATGGAAATGGCCGAAAATGAAGTGGGCAAATTCGACGGTGATATACAAGTTTGTTATTGTACAACCGCTCCAGCTCTCAATAAAGACATCAACGTGGATTACCACGAGCGTGTGATTAATATTGTTATTGACGGCTATCAAACCAAGGCGAAAATTAGGCGTAAGGCTATCCGTGAATCTCATGCGATTGTCATTAATATGAGCCCCGATGGTACTGGGATTGGTATTTCATGGGGTGCTGGAACCGTCACGGTTAGCTATGTGAAGTATGGTATCGAAATATTTTCATTCTGTTGGGTTGGTGCTGGTGATTGGATCGACGAGCAAGTTGCGATTCGTCACGGTTATAGCCAACACGCCTCCAAAATCCGCAAGAAGACAGCTAAAGAGACTCCTACGACTGTTTCCAAGCGGAAAATGAGCGTCGATTTGACACCAGGTAAGGAACCAGATGATAGAGTTGGTTTAGATATTGTACTACATTACGATGTATTGATTAGTACGGTGATTGATGGTATCATCAAGGGCTTCGAGGAGAATGAGTCAGAAGCTCGTTTAGATGGTGATGCTATTAATGTGTATATGGCTGGCGGGACTAGTTCGCCCAAGGGCTTTGGGAAGCGTGTGGCTAAGAAGTTCGATGAATTAGAGGTGCCTTTCGAGATTGGCACTATTACTTGTTCTGATATACCTTTATATTGTGTGGCTACCGGTTGCTTAGAAGCAGCTGAAAAGGGTATTGTTGGGTAGGCTAATGAAAGATTATACGCCGTTTGTGGTTACAGTGGTTCTTATGCTACTGGGGGTATGGAAGATCGTTGATATTATTATGTGGTTAATGTCGCATTTAGCGTGGGTTAGCTAATGGATCGCGACGAAATAATGCAATTAGCTGCTGATAAGGCTATCAAGGAACTCAGTTGGGATAGTATTGAGTTTTTGTTTCGTCCAGCCACTCTGTTTGAATTGCTTTTGCGGACTGACTTCGATAATATGGTGCGAAAGACAAATGAATGGGTAGCTGATCCCAGTGTTTTACCGTGGAATTCTTATTATTCATCAGAACAATTGCGTATTATACGACGAGCGATTCAAGTAGAAGAATTCTATCGTTTGTTGTGTAGTATGCGGGATAAGCCATGATTAGATTAGATATTCGGGCTACATGCGGTTATTATTCAAGCAATCATATTAAATGCTTATTGCGATTAGAACCGGAGTTACGCAATTTAGGCATCGAATTTGTCACGCATAATGGTGATATCCAACTAATCCAATGTGTCTCTGATGTTGCTCATCTTGTCGATAGAAACATACCAACAATATTACAAGATATTTATTTAGGCCCGGAAATATATTGGCATGGTCTTCGCGAATTCATGCTAAGGGACAACGTCAAAGCGGTCTTGAAAACGTCCAAGTTCGTTGATCCGGCGATGTACGACATGCGTTTTCAAGATGATATGAAGCACGTAGCTGTATTGGCGAGAAACGAACAAGTGCGTGCGTATGGTACTAATATCAGCCATGTTTATCATAAAGTACATGTTTTTGCGAATTTAATAGCTTGGGATCACTTTCAACATTCTTGGCAACCGCCTGATCTGGATGCCCGTCGTGATATTGATGTCAATATTATGCTTGGTAATATCGATGAGCATGCTTATCCCGTTGAAGAGACTCGTTCGCATAGATGGGCTGCGCTCTACGAAGTTAAAAAGTTGTTTCTTAAATATCCTCATTTGAAAGTATATCTGCGCACGCCACAAGACAAATACTTGAATGGTGGTGAATATCATCAGGTTATGCAAAACAGCAAGGTTTGTTTATCACCGTGGGGTTATGATATTACGTGTTGGCGTGATTATGAGTGTGCGTTGTGCGGTGTGCTTGTTATTAGACCGCATATGCCTTGGGCAACCACTTGGCCAGAGTTGCCTATAATCACATGTGAACCAGATTTATCGAATTTCGAAGATGTTGTGATGGCCGTGTTATCGAATTTTAGTGGTTATCGCACACAAAGATTGACAGCGTACAATACAGCTTCATTAGGTATGGACAATAAAGTGTTAGCAAAGAGGTTGGCCGATATCATCAAATTAAGTCTGTATTCATGAATTCTATACAATTATTGAATATTCTAATTGATAGATATGGATATAAGTCATACGCCGGTTTTAATGAATTCACAGATGTGGAATGCTACAGACCGACGCACGGGCTACCAAAACATTTTGATATTATTCATCTAGATTGTTCTACGCCGACCATCGAGCAGAATATTCAATTAGCTTTAGGGTATTTAAATCAATATGGTTGCTTAGTCTTGCAAAATTGTTTCACACAGATAGCCAGCATTTGGCGGCTCATAGTTCAGTTACGGCAATTGAATAATCTAGATACGATGGTTGTCAGTGAAGATGGCGGTATCGGGCTGGTTTTTAAAGTTCCTAATACTGATATATTATCAAACGATATTGGTGATACAGAGCGATGTTGTGTAGAATGGTTACGGATAATTTCCGTTAATGACTTGTTGGGTGTGTTACCAGCACCACGTAATCATCGCAATATTACTGTTTCTGTCGATGCCGCGTGGGGTCGGATAGGTCACCAGTTTAATGATATTATGACAGGCCCGATAGTAGCCGAGCTATTTGGATTGAAGTTTTGCTACAAGGGCTTCAGTGATTTAGATTCAAATATTAATAATTTTATTAATTTGGCGGATTTCTATGGTAGATTGGATAATGAGAACCCGGTGTTGGCATTATCCACTTATTTAAATGCACGTAAGTGGTCTGGGATGAGCCTCGAGTTTTTACGCAGATATGTGCGTGTTATTCCGGTTAACACGAATTTGGTGTTCCGGGAGTCTACTTTTTTCAGTATGAATTCTTTATTGTTGGCTGAACAACGACACGATGTTTTGCCGGGAACGCATGCAAAATTGTTGAAGCAGCTGCGTGAGTATATTGTTCAAACCCATCTATATAAGTTGTTTAACTCTGATTTTGCCGACAATTCTGTAGTTAACGTGGCTGTGTATGTGCGAGGAGGTGGTAAAATTCGAGATAATGCCGGTTATGAATATAGCAAAGCAATATATGACCGCATTCTAGAACGTATCAGGCAAGACTATGAAGGCAAACAGTTGCGTGTTGTGTACTATACGCAAGGTCCTATTTCGGATTTAGTTGGTGATTATAGTGAAGAAGATGTTGTTATTTGCGATGATGAGTATCCTAGGATATATGAAATAATTAAAACTTTTTTGACTGTCGATGTTTTTGTAGCTGGTAATTCTGGTTTCTCCACAACTATTTCGATGTGGAGGGATGGCCCTACATATTGTTCATCCAATCGTTTTGCATTAAATGGTGATAATATAATTATATAATTTGTGTGTCTATCGTTTGAGATAGGCAATCTTTTAGTCCTAGAGATGCCAGCTTTTTCCGCATTTTGTGTAGGGCTATTCTATAATAATTGTAGTAATCAAATAAATGAGTGTCTTTACCGCATTCTATGAGTGTGACGGTGATTTCGGAATAGTGGATGAACACTATTGGCATTCCACAAATTAAGGTGGTACTATTCACTCGTTCTCTGGCGAGTGAATCGGCGTTCCATCCTGCCACATTACACCCGTAGTGTTTCAATACTTCTACGTTATCGAAGTAGATTGGTGCTAGATCCAAATATCGTTGATCGACATAGGTATAAGCTTTTTCCGATCTGGTGCATTCTATGGCACACATTTCTGCCCACCACGTCAGCATCTTTTCACAACCGGCACCAAATCCGACAAACCCAGCATTATAGATTCCATGTTTGAAATTAAACATGAAGTTGATGTTGAACGGGCTGATTTGCCGCCAATGTGGGGTGAGAATAACAGATGCCGTCTGTAATTTGTCCATTATGAATTGATAATCTCCGTAGAAGCAGAGATCGCAATCTACATAACAGATGATCGGATGTTCTTTTCGCAGGTAACTGATGAAAATTGGCTTCAACGACCATCGTAATTCATCTACAGTCCTGGCATATTTGTTAGCTATGATTCGTGCTATACATTGATCTGGCTCACTGATTACCTCTTCCATATCATATACATGGAAGTCAGGAAATATTTTCAACTGGTCGATCGTTTTGGGTTTATAATCCACCACCAAGACATGCATTGTAGTTGGCGCGAAAGTATTCAAAGACTCGTGTAAAACGAGTGCTTTATCAATATGATTGGTTGTTACGATGGTCGCAAAATGATGCATAATTGTCTCCTGTAAACTATTTATCCACAACCAGATTATCGCGCCAGTCTTTATATTGTGGTGTTGTGAAAGCATTCCAAAATACCGGTAGCTTTGCGCCCATTCGATAGTATTTATCGCTGATATAACTGGTTGAGAATCCCAATTTTGAAAAATAGTGATGCAGTGTGTCGTCTGGCTGATTCGTGCCAATATATAATATGTCGATAGTGTTGCCGTGCTGGATGAATTGTAGATTGAGATAAGTTGCGTGTAGTCGGTTGGCTAATTCTAGGTCGAAAACAGTTTGGCCATTTTTAGTGACGCTGTGTGCGATATGTGGCACAAACTGAAATTGTTGATACTTTCGTCCACATGCACACTGTCGAATCGCTGCCTCGATATGCATATGATCATCAATTGGCCACAATGCCGGTCTGCTCAGATTTAACAGGTTGACGATACCGTTTGTTGTCGGTATGAATGTTGGTAAGAAATGTTTGGTCCCATGTTCACAAGTATAAAAATTCATGGTAGTGGTCCAATTTACCATATTATTATTAAAATGGATATTAGGTGGCGGTGTTTTATAAAATCCCTCCCAGTTGGTTGAAGTTGCCATTGTTGGTGTATGTTGGCACAGATACTCGCGAAATCGTTGCGACGATAAGAGATATAGCCAGTTATTAGGATTAGTTGATATAGCATATTCTTCTAATGCTGATAATCTCGTAATCAGAAAGTCCAGACCATTCGGTTTGTGCAGTGGTGCTGAAATAATATGATGAACGGCGTCTTCGCGAATTTGCGATGGTGGTATTCTTTGATGATCACAAACGCCACCCATATATGGTATAGCCATAATTGATACGAATTTATTTTGCCGACGACATTTGATGAAGTCTTCGATTTGTGTTAACCAAAATTCAGTGTGCGGGCCGAATGTAAAATATCTGATATACCCGGATGTGCCATTACTAGCTAGAGAATAATCCGATAAGTGTAACTGCGGAGCTAGTTTACACCGATATTCTAACAGTTCTGTGAATGGTTCTGAATAATCATATTCCGCAATTTTGGTCCATAATTGTTTTGCTAATTTGAGAGTTGGGCTCTGGTAGTATCGTAGATAGGCGTCAATCATCTTCTAATTCGGCTGCTGGGATACTGGCTGAAATAGCACATTCAGTCCCGTTCCACCCTGTACCACCCGCTGTACAAAATGTGCAGCTGCAATATGCATTGGCTATTGCGTAATCGCTGCCCCAGGAGGATGCTTGGACATTTCCGCTGGCCAACTCCGCTTGGCGGCGGCGTTGCACAAAGATGACTACTTCATCATTACTGGGTAGGCCGAGTTGAACCCTCTCGATTTCGGTGAAATATTCTTGTCGGACGAGTGGTGAGTGACTCATATGTTGATATGCCTTTCATCTGGTTTGTTAACTTGTGGGATCAGATTACCTTCTTTTGCCAGCGATTCAACATGCGCTATTAGGCCATGCTGATCACAATATTTACTGAGATTATGTCCAGTGTTTTCGACTACCGTGCATCCACCCCAGCAATATCCTACTACTGGACATTCTTTACATTTCGGATCGTTAAACACTGGCATCGTGTTTAAAGTAAGTTTGGCTTGTTGTTTTTCCAACGTTTCGAGATCGTCGTATATCGTTCCTATCGGAGTATATGTATAATAATCGCTGAATATATTTCCTGAGCAATCAGTTAAATAAATATGTTGTCGATACTTACAACAACATCGTTGGCTGAGTCGCGGTTGCCGCAAACCGCTGATATACATGTCACTAGGTTGTGGATGTAATTTGGTTGGTGATATCGTTCCAATATTTATTCGGTCATAAGCAACGCCGAACCGTACGATCATTTCATAGACTGCTAAGCGGTTCTCCAGTGTGTTGAATTCGTCTTTTAGACAAGCTTGGACTTCGATCTTGTCTTTGAGCCCTGCTAATACTAATTTGCGTAGATTTGACATGCTCACTTCGAATGGATTTATATGCCCATTTAATGGGATTCTTTGCGTATTGTGTTGTTCTTCTAGGCCGTCTATGCTTACGCCTATAGAATACAATTTCCGCAAGAAGTCGATGTGTTCTTCTGTTAGTTCGACTGCCAAATTTGTGTATAGACTAAATCTGGTTTCTAGTCCTTCAATAGATGATATAGAATCCATTAATTCCACGCACTTGGGGACAGCCAACAAACTTTCCCCACCATAGAATTGGATGGGAAAGTTTGTTGTTCCATATCTCGCCATACACCGCAGTGCAAAATCTTTGATGGCTGGAACGTCTATTTCCTTTTCTTGTGATCTCACTAATTGATGCTTCACCATACAATGTGTGCATCGTAGATTGCATTCCCAAGTCGGCGCAACGAACAAGAAAAATGATTTACCCATAGGACGCCGCATGATTTGCCATACCAAAGCATCATGCTCCTGACCAGCTAGGAAGAACTTGGAGTGAAAGCGATCTATAGTTGCATCAATTGGTAAATGTCGCCGTGTAACTGTATTAAAATATACTTGTTGATTATTGTGGGTGGTTTGTACAACATATTTCGAAAATCCCATTACGCATCCCTAAGAAAAATAACCGGATTAGTAGCAGCGCGACTTTTGGCTACCGTTATCCAATCTACATCGTGCTCTATAGCCCAAATTGAATTCGGATGACTTCGCTTTTGTACTAATATTTCTGGCACAATATCTATAGCGAACTCTCGATTGAGTCGTAACCAATAATTGTAGTCTTGCGCACATCGGACGGTAGGATCAAAATAACCGATTCGTTCAAAAGCCTGCCTAGTGAACATCGCGCCGGGCGACAATACACAATTTTTTTCTGGTAGTAATCTTTCGACTTCATCACCAGTCTGACACACGTCTGCCAGCCAAGCATCTGGTACAACATTTCCATTTTCGTCGATGGCTTCTGCCCAGCAACTTACTAGACCAACTCTGTTGGTCATTAATGCTAACTCTCTGTTCAATCGGTCTGGGAAAGCGATGTCATCGCCATCGTGTCTGGCGAATATTGTACCAGTGGCTTGGTCGATAGCTATGTTCAGGCATTTGGTTAATCCAATGTTGCGTGCAAGTCGGATTATTTTTAGGCGTGGGTCGTAATAACAACGAAGAATATCTTGGACGTCATTATCAGAGCCATCATCTACCAGAATTACTTCTAAATCTTTAAGAGTTTGATTTAATATGCTATCTAACGATGCTCGTAAAAATTCTGAGCAATTGTATACAGCCATTATCACGGAAACTAAGGGTGCGTTCATAGGTAGACAAAATTACCGACCGGCTCGCGTAATGGTAATTGTTGTTGTACAACATCTGTGACTATTAGCGTGCCGAACCATAATAATCGTTGCCGGAGCTGAACCACAATGACGTGTCTGTCTAACGCTTGTAGCATCTTATCTACGTCTAACGAGGATGGATGGTCTGAGAATAATAGGTACTCAGCGTTCGTGTTCCGGATAACATCATTGATCACTCTGAGATCATATGGGATAACCAAATGGGCGTTATTGTCTATGGGGTAGTCACCACTAATCTGGATTAATTTGACCTGGTCACAACATACACCTTTGGCTATATGAAACGGGAGGTCGTCAATATTCTTGGAGCGATTTGACTGATGTTCTCTATGGAAATGAATTCCGGTTTGTTTGGTTGTCGGGCATCCGGCTCGAATTAGCCGTCGCCAAAATACCCAATCTTCGTGGCAATTGAGAGGTGGTGTGGGATAGAAAGCATCACTTATTTCGATGCTCTGTCTACTCACTAGACTGGCTACTGCCAAATAATTTTCTTGTGATATACATTGTTGATGATAGAATAGTTTGCGATCGATGTTGCCAAATTGTTGTACATCGCAATATACGATATTATTGTCTGTTTTGACCGCTAGGCCAGCGGCAATATAGTCATCACTGATAAAGTCGTCAGCGTCTAAGAAACAGACGACTTCTTTGGTGGTTTGTTCAAATCCAGCTTTGCGACTAAGAAAAGGGTTGCCGTATTGTACCTGTAGATATGGGAGCAGTGTAATGCTAGGTTTGGTCTGGTCGTATACTATTAATATCTCATCTGGCGGGACTGTTTGGGTGCAAACACTGTCCAGAGCTTTGGGAAGGTATTGATGATATTCATCACAGCATGTGATGACAACGCTGACAGTGCGTTTGTGGTTGTCTAATATCATGATTATTCAGTATGTTGAAGGTGAAGTTACTATCTTTGAAGTGAATGGGAAGATATATTATTTCAGAGATTCACCGAATTTTCCAGAATTGTTTGACGATCAGTTACACAAGTTGATTGTTCCGAATCTGGATCATTGGATTCAAGCTGCCACTGATCAGCGGCATTCCTTGCGTGGGTTACAAGATATGAGTGTTGCGTTCTTAGCTGGTCTTCATTGTGGTGTTTCCGATCAGGATGCACATATTTTAGTTAATAATACAATCAATGCGACTAGACAAATGATTTTCCACACGGATCTTGCTAATCGCTATGGGCGTATGTATTTCATTGAGTTGATTGACCCAACCAAAATTGAATCTGTGCATACAAAGTCTATTGCGGCAAATTTTGATAAGTTGTTAGAAAAATGCGGTCGCACAAAGTTGTATAATTATCTATGTAGGTTTTGGCAAGCATGTAATTATACATTGCCGAGTGTGGCGGCTGTTTTTGAGGCTTTTATACGCCGATTGGGTTTACAACCGACGACTCCTGAATATCCAGAGACTGGTGATTTAGATAATGAATTGAAAGAGAAAGTGTGTCGGATGGTGTTTAGGAAAATGTCGGTTTATCACATTTCAGATGAAATGATTATCAATGCCAGAAGAATTCAAACCCGAAGAATATAAAGGTCCTACCGAATTTGTTCATTTACATAACCATACCGTCTTCTCTGCTTTAGATGGTGTGGCGACGCCAGAACAATATGCTGAACAATGCTTCAGTCGTGGCTATCCGGCTATGAGTGCCACTGAACATGGGCATATGGCATCTGTCCCGGATATGTATTTGGCGTTCAAGAAGCACGGAATAAAGTATATTCCAGGATGTGAAATCTATTTCAACGACTACGAACCACAACGCCAGGAATTGGTTGCTTCTGGTTTCAAAATTCGTTCTAAAGAGTGGCGTGAACAAAATCCTGACTTGGCATATAGAATAGGTCGCAACAGGCATCTGACCATATTATGTAAGAATGAAATTGGTTTTCATAATTTGGTTCGCCTAACTACGCAGGCTTATGACACTGGTCTGTTTGGGATGGGGCGTGCCCAATATAATCGAATATGGTTTGATAAATTATGCGAGTTCCGCGAGGGCTTGATTGTTTTGTCGGGGTGCCTGAACGGACCGGTATCACACGAGCTGCGACATAAACAACTTACCGATCGTGAAGGTAAAGTTGTATTTGAGCGGAAAAAACGTGAGCGGGTAGATGCGGCTGTCGATTATATCAAGAAATTTCGTCAAGCCTTTGGTGAGGATTTTTATTTAGAAGTCCAAATGCCAGGCATCCCGGATGACCACAAAGTCTTTCACCATCTGATAACTATTTCCGATATGTATAAGATTCCGGTGGTGTTGACCAATGACTCACATTATCTAAATCGGGAAGACTTTATATTACAAAAATTGATGATGGCCACCGCTCAAGAAACTACTATCGATTCACCTGATTTGTTTCATGTAAACAGTGACGAGCAATTCATGAAATCCCGTGCGGAGTTGTGGGCGACTTTTCGAAATGGGGAATATTGTAATGGGGTGAGTGACAGCGTCTTTGAGCAGCTATGTGACAATTCATTAGTAATCGCTGACCGCTGTGAAAAATTTAGTGTCGATACTAGTCCTAAGATTCCGGAAATCAAAAATGCCGATGATGAGTTGCGCATGATTGTTGCGCAAGAATTGCATCGTCGAGGATTATATAAATGTGATCAACGATTCCTGATTGATGGTAAAGAGGTATCATACGTCCAACAAGCTAAAATTGAATTGCAACGCTTTATCGATAAGGGATTTGCCAGTTATTTCTTGATTACTCGCGATTTGATTCAATATGGTAAGAAGAGAGGTTGGCCATTTAGCCCGCGTGGTAGTGCCGGTGGTTCACTAGTATGCTTTTTGTTGGGGATTCATGTTTTAGATCCGTTGTTATGGGGTTTGTCGTTCGACCGTTTTCTGGCTTCTAGCAGAGGCGGATACATGCTCAATACTCGTATGCCGAATGAGTAAGGAATTATGGGATATTACACACTAGCCGAGACTTTAGCAGAATTGAAGCATTCTGTGTATACGCATGTCACACTCCAAGCTGGCCCGAGTCCACAATTATCAGCATTTTTAGTAAAGCTCTTGGATACTACCGATGATCTGTGTGGTATTATCGATGGGAAGCAGGATAGAGAAGTAGCATTGAAACGCATCAACGAAGAATGTGCTTTGTTAGCTTTTCATGTCATTGAAGCTTTGGCGGTATGGTTACAGCGAGTGGTTGATGATCGTAAGGCTAAAGCACGATCGCGTGGTGAGAATTTTCCAGAGAATGTTCAACATTGTAGTGATGGCCTGATGGTGTTGGTTGGTAGAACGCGAAGTTTTCCCGACAAACTAGCTGCTAAGAATGCTGTGCTTCGTGGGATTGCTGAGGTCTTACGAGCATTGCAAACCTATACGAAGTCAACATATCCAGAAATACGCGATGTTAAGAATAATCTATTATGATTGATGTCTATTGTGCAGTGTCTGCTGAGAATGTGGAGGAAATCACACAGCTGACTAGCTGTGGTATTTTGTTAATATTTCAAGATTCTCCTCATATTCGTTGTAGACTGATGGGATATGGGCTGGGGGCATCGTCGCTAGAACTAGCAAATATCCAGGCGATGAGGTTGGCATTAGCGTCAGTAAACCCGGCTTACCGTCGATCCACCGTGCATATACATGTGGCCGATGAGAGTGTGCTTCAATTATTGGCGTCTCCTGAACCATCCGAGGCTGTTAGTGCGTTATTGTGCTGGTGTGAGTATTATACTGATTTGGGTTTTATAATCGAGTCTCCAAATAATGAAAACATGATGGTATGCCGTTCGTTGGCACGAGATATTTGTGCTACCCAACAAACATACGATTCTCGAACTTTGGATCACCTACCATATGAACGGTAAGATCGATTTTAAGGCTACAGCTTTCATTTTAGTTAAACCGCCTAGCCGAATTATTTCACAACATAAGCTGAAAAACGTAGCCGAATATCAAGATTTACTTGATAAGGCTATCGCTAGTAATTATTGCTTATATTCTGCACCGATTGTTAAACGCAACGGTACATATATTGCTATACAGCCATGGCAGTTGCATATGGATACTATTCCGCGATTGGATGTCAATGAAGAAGAACCAATTACCGTGTCAGCGGAGCCGGATCAACTGTGTTGTCCATTCTGTGATAAGCCGGTCGCCAGTACACCCGGACGAACATTACATGTTAAAAGTAATCACGCTGATCGTTTTGAGGAATACCAACAGTGGCTGAAATCTCTTGGGAAGAAATCAAAAAAGTAGCAGCTACTGCTTTGCTGAAGCGGAAATGTCCGCCGCAATATACAGCTAGACTCAAATTCGAATTAAAAGAAATAGAGAAACAGGGTGCCATCACATATTGGCAAAACCTGTATAGTGACGGCAAGAAGTTCAAATCGAACCCTAGCTTTCTACTCCTACCATGGCTGTTGGGGATGGTCCAAGAGGACCCGATTAAGACTCGCACTGTGCCTATGCTTAATTCTGTGCGGGCATCCACCGTTGCTGAATTCTTTAAAGAAAATGGATATATCCCTGTAGACTTAATTAAAGATCCTGATCAGCCCGACATCGATATTGATTGTCTACCAGAAGCCCGCGACCCGATTAAGGATTATGCTACCGAAAAATATGGGGCACATATTAAAGACGGATATGGGGCAGTTTGCAGTGTCGGGACTTGGCAGACGTATAAGTTTAGATCTGCTATTATCGACGTCAGTGCTGCTACTGGTTGGTTAGATAAACAAGAAGCATTGGCACTCACTACTACTCTTCCAGACAATGTGGACGAATTAAAAGACGGTGGCAAAGCCGCTTGTAAAGGCCGTATCATTGGAGCTGATACCGGCGAAGACGTCGAATGTGGCTTCATGCATGATGATATCAAATGCCCTAAATGCGGGTCTGTTGATACCGACGGTATCACCATAGGAAAGCTGCTGCAAGAACACGAAGCATTATCTGCATTCGCCCATAAGCATCCCAAGATTATCGAATATGCTGTGAAGCTGGTCGGGCGTGTTCGCAATATGGGTATGCATGCTGGTGCTCTCATTATTGCCGATCGCTCATTGTATGGGAATATACCGCTTGCTAAGAGTAATAAGAAGGGTTATTGGATTAGCATGTGGACGGAAGGCCGAAATACCCAGCTATCCAAATTTGGATATGTAAAATGGGATATTTTGGGTCTGAAAACGCTGAAGTATATCTTCGAATGTTGTAAATTGATTGAGCAGAATAGAGGTATTTCGTTCGGTAAGAACATGGATGGGTGGGACGATATTGACCCATCACAAAACCGCGCTGGTCATTTTTTTGACCGCCATGGCAATAAACGATATATTGAACTGAACGACGAGTACGTCCTGAAATTAGCGAACGCACAAAAGACAGACGGTGTATTCCAATTCGATACCGATCTTGCTAAAAGCATTTTGAAAAATGGTGTTCGCAATTTTGAAGATTTGATGCTCTTCAACGCTATGGGGCATCCAGGGCCGATGGCTTCTATACCAGAAGCGGTGGCCAATCGTGATGACCATCGCGGCGTCTGGAAGAATAAGTTACATCCTGATATCTATGAGGTGTTAAAGGACACCTATGGTGTCATCGTTTATCAAGAACAATTGCAAGCGATTTGGCAAATGGTGGCAGGATTTACGGCCCCTGAAGCTCAAGAAGCCCGGAAAGCGGTGGCGAAGAAGTGGACGCATAAGCTGAAACCGATTCGTGAGAAGTGGATGAAAGGTGCCGCCCGCGTCCTAGGCGAACGAGAAGCTGAACAGTGGTGGGCGAAAATGGAGACGTTTGGTCGGTACGCATTCAACCGTTCACACGCTGTCAGCTATTGCTTGGTAGCCCATCGTTGTTTGTGGTTGAAGGCTCATTTTGCCCCCGAATTTTGGGCGGCGGTAATGAGCGATTGCCATCCTGATAAATTGGTTCGTTATATGGGTGTGGCCCGTTCCGAGAATTGGGAGCCGACGGACATCACATATTGCGGGACGTTTCAACCGAGTGAACGTAGCAGAGGTGTAAAATTTGGTACAATCAATATAGAAAATCTCACTGCGAGTTTTACCGTTACAGGCGATGTGGTTAATCAAGGATTAATTGGTGTCAAGGGGCTTGGTGAAACAGCGGCGAGTGTATGGACTGGGCAGCGCAAATTTACTGGTCTAGATGCTCTGGTCGATTTGATGGGTAAGGATAAGACTGCCTTTGAGAGGTTTATCAAGTTAGGTGCCTTCAAAGAATTTCCAGGATATGAGAATTCCAAAGCTACGTGGGAATATTACCGCTATAAATATTGCACTGGGAAGGATATAACAGCTCTTAAGAAAGTAATTCGCCAACAGTTGTTAGAGGTAGATGGTTGGAATGAGGAAACCATCAAAGCTGAACGCGAACGGCAAGTTGAAGAATATCTCAAATCGTACCCCAATCGCCGCAAGATCCCTGCAAAATTGCAAAATTGGGCTCCTGTCCCAGACGACTCTGTCGCCAAAGTGATGGCTTTATTTCCGACAGATTTCGAATTGCATGAAGTGTTACAATTTGAGAAAGAATATCTTGGATATTACTTGCATTCGCCATTGGACTTATATAATACTAGAGGTAATTGTACTATTGAAAACGCGAAATTAGCGTCTAAAAAGCACGGTGAAGCTGGTCTGGAGGGTGTGGTGGTGGATTTCCAGACAGCGGAATCTAAAAATAAAAACATCTATGGTCGATTGATTTTGAGCGATGGTATTCAAACGACCTTAGTGCTGATATTTGGGAAGCAGTTGCAAATGCAAAATTTGGAGCTGTTCAGACAAGGCACTGGTATCCAATTGATTGTAGAATATGATGAGATGCGGAATACCTTTAGTTTGGCACGTGGTGAAATTATAATTAAATTGTTGCCGAAAACCGATCAACACCAGCGTGCCGCTAAAGCAGATAAATAAGTTTATGCAAACCAGCGACAAAAGCGGCATAATTTGTGACCTTTGTAGTATCTCCTTCAGAGATGATTTTATATATTATTCTTTTGATTTTCGTCATGCTGTTGTCACAGATGGGCGAATACCTAGCTTAGATACTCTCAGGCATACTCATGTGACATGCTCGTTGGATATATGCACTGCATGTTTCACAAATATTAGCCAGACTGTCGTGGAGAATTATAAGAAGATTATGTCTGGTACTAGAAGAGCGAGGCCACCACATATTTGTGAATTAACCGGGTCAATGATGTCTGGTAATTATAATTATTATTATTGTGTTATCACGAAAGCGAATGTGCAACTGACTGGGCAACCGAATATTTGCACTAAGTGTCAAAAGAAGGCATATGAAGCGAGTGTTGTTTGTGGCTGTGGTAATAAGACTTTCATACGGCCAGCGTTAGTGAAAACCGACAACCGCTTTTTAGAATTCAGTCTGTCAGAACAAGCGTTTGTAAATCTCCGACGGAAAGCTGAAGAAGTCCGTAAATCAGCTGGTAGTTGGACAACAGAATCATGAGGTTCTAATGTATAACCCATATGACCTTATACCGATGGAAATAAATGGTGTTCCGACATATGGACGCCCCACAGAATTTGATTCTGAAATAACAGATTTCGAAAAAATGGAAAATGCTTTTGGCCATCCTGTTAAACCTAAGAAACTATCCACCACATGCCCAGGTTGTGGGCAGGGTTTGGAAGTGGAAGTTAAGCTGGCCGATCCACCGTTTTCTGTGATTACACATACTTGCCAATATTGCTCTCCGGAGGTCGAAGCACCTGCAGACCCGTTCAGCAATCCGCTCGAGACTGGGCGTATGGCTTTTCATGAGTTAGATCCTTTATTGCATAATCCTAATGCGCAGGTTGTTCCGCAATCGAAATCTGTAGCTGATAGGGTCGATATATCTAAGTTGGCATCTATTTCCGAGCTTCCAGAAGGCCCTCCCGAAAATTCACAACTAGTTGTGGATGAGAACTTGGTGCAAGCTCTCGAACTTAAGAAGAGCAAAGGGAAAAAGCGGAAGACCATCAAGAAGGTAGAACCAGCCGAAGGATTGGAAGAAGAACAATTTTTTGATGACGACCTGGCGGAACCAGAATGAATGTTATTTTCGGCTCCGGCGTAGTAGGATTATTAGCACGAAAAATTTTGGGGCCTTCTTGGAAGGTGGTCCCATTTTATCGCAGCCGTTTCTTTTCTTTCAACCCAGCTTTAGATGATAATTTTATTATTCGAGATGACCAGCTAGACCCATTTATTCATGATTTATACGGACAATCATTACCAATATATGTCTACAAACGTGCTTGGTCAATCGGTGGACAAATCATCCCAGAATACAATTCTGGTTTGTGTAAAGACTGGCTTGCGAAGATATTTGGCGGAGAAATACCACCACAGAGTGAGGTATATCATGCAAACCGCATGAACTTGTTTGTATATGATATTCGTGTCAATGGATTATATCAAAATCTAGTCAACGAATATTTGGACGACTTGAAAACTGAGGCCGCTAGAGGCGAAGTGACGGCTATAGGCGATCATTTCTTTGTGCGTGATGGTAAGCGTGAAGACTTCGACAATGCTGTTAGTACTATCCCATTAGATTCTCTTTGTAAACTAATGGGTGTCAATGTTTCTTTGCCATCCAAAACAGCCCATTACCTGCACATCGAGACAGATGTGTTGAATTTCGAGGGATATAATCAATTACTTGTTGTTGATGGTGTCTTTTCATTTTTCAAAGCGACAAACGTAGCAAGTAATAGATACCTGGTCTATTGCCATGAAGAAATACCGAATCCTGGTATCTATTTCATGGGTTTCTTGCCTAGATTTGATATTATTGATGGAACCTCGATAGAACATGCTATTCCTATGGGTTCTTGCCCCAAATTAGATAACGTGGAACGGATTGGTGTTTATTGCGTTGGTAGTTATGCTCAATGGGATTGGTGTATGGACGTAGGGAGTTGCATACTAAGACTACTAAAATACGCTCAACGTGAATTCAAGCCAGCTCCTATGAAGACCGTTTTGCCATGACGCAGTCGAAATATCAAGTATTTAAAGATCGTCTAAAGCATGTTGATATTCCCGACGTTGATTCCCATCCGTCGGCTCTAGAGTCATTCGATTGGTTCAATTTTGTGAGCACCGCTCCGTCGGAGGTATTTGTGCCAGATTTTATTAGTATTATTGACGTTGAAGGGAAAGAGACTGTCCGCGAACGACATCTGCGAATGTTGCGACAATTATCAAGCACTTGTACGGCTTGTTCGATGTGTGAATTGGGTTTGAAGGGTGCAGAGAGAAATGGTTCTGTGCGTGACCCACATGTGCTCAGCAATAAGAATCCATCGCCGTTTTTCATAGTAGGTCAAAATCCGGGTTGGAACGAGTTGGAGAAGCGAGAGCCATTTGTAGGGGCGGCTGGGGCCAATTTTAATGAAGAGATCGCCAAGCATGGCGTTGATAGGGATTGGTTTTATATTTCCAATACTGTCCGTTGTTATACCCAAGACAATCAAAAGCCGACACAGCGGCATATGGATAGATGCGAGCCGTTTTTGCGGATGGAAATTGGCTTAATGAAGCCAAAATTAATCATTACTTTGGGTGCGGTTGCATTCAATCAGCTATGCCCCGATGCTGATTACAGCACGTCTTTGAAGAAAATCACCAAAAGTGTGAAGTTCGACGTATCTGTCTTTGCTATATATCACCCATCACCGCTCAATTTTCGCGACAGTAATCGCAGGGATGCATTCAACGAACAGATCCGAGTGATGTGTGGTTTAATAAAAGCTATTAGGGCTAAGACTCTTCCGACTCTTCCTGATCAGACTTGTTGAATGGGATGAATACGTAGCACGGTTCACCACCAATCCTTTTGCGGACAATGGCGTATGGATTTCCTTTGTCTCGCAGTATTTTCTTCATGCGTAGAGTGAATGCAGATATATTTGGTATGGCGGTGAGGACAATGACGCCGATGTTATCGATAGAAACGCCTTGTTCACCGGCTTCTTCCAGTGCCTTATAAGCCTCCATCATGACATTGTTGACTTTATCGTCGGCTGCTTTAACTTCTTGTTTCTTTTGGTCTTTTAATGCCGCTGCTTTTTTAGCAACGGCTATGGCGGTTTCTAATTCTTTCTGGGCTTCCCCTACTAGCCCCACCACGTCTTCGTTGATCAAATCACTAATATTAAATCCAAGATCGATTTCAATGATAGATACTTTTGTCATTGGTATACTTTCTGGAGGGTAGTTGAATGTCGCAATGTATCTACTGCGGTAGTTCTAAAAATTTAAACACATCGTTGACCATCACGCTGGATAATGGTAGTAAGCACACAGTTGATATTTGTGATGAGCACGCAGAGGACGCAAGCGTCAAAACTGCTAAGGCTGCGTTCTTGGAAAAGCAAGATAAGATTAAACAATTATTAGAGCAGGCCAAGGCGTTGGGTCTAAATGTATCCGAGACAAGCGGTGGTCTATTGATTGCCGAAACGACGACTCCAGAGAGCACATCACGATGGGGCGGTATAGAAAGATCGCCAGATGCAGATCTAATCCCAGAAGCGGTCGAGCAGCAAGTCCCAAAACCGCAACCGGCCATAGAGATGGAAGACGGATTTGTATCGACAGAATTTGTAGACAGACAACGGAATATCACCAGCGTTGGTGGTAATACTATATCTGGTAGTGTCCAATCGTATTCTAGTTATGACACGTCTGATGTTAGAGCCAAATTGCCTGAAAATGCCCTCAAAGGAAAAGTGAAGATGGGTATTGTGGAAGGCCGCGAAGGCCAACCATTGGCTTTGCCACAGCAGCGAGTAGATGGCACTGGTACAACGCGGATCAATATTTCTAAAGCCGAAGACGATAGAAAGTTGCAAGAGCGTTTCAAAAAGATGGCCCAAAGCTCTATGCAAGACCAAGCTCCGGACTTTGCACGATCTGGGTACCAAAATAGCACCGCCACCTGTCCTATATGTCGTGGGGATGGGGCCGTAAAAATGGGCAAAAATATGCAATCATGCCCTAAGTGTAGTGGTAGCGGGATTATATCGATTCTTTAGGAGTCAGCAGTGGTAGACCAATCAGTTGTGGGGGCACCCATTGTCGATACAGCTCAATGGCTGAAAGATCTACGTCAGGGCTTTTGGCGTGGTCAGTCTTTTGCGCATATTGACGAAACATTGCAGAAATTGTTGTTTGCGAAATTCTTCGCAGAAGATCGTGGTCTACAATTCACTGCTGATAATTATATAAATATTTATGATGATGCTCGCGAAGATTATCACTCCATGACGAGCGTAGACATGGGTGGCTTACCTGAGTCTATGGTAGCCGAGCCATATAATTATCTAAACACAATTGAAATGATCGGGCAGGCACAAGTTTCTGCCGACCCCGGCATTTGGCATATCATTAATAATCTATGGACTGAACGTAGTCTACGCAAAGAGGATGGCCAATATTTTACCCCATATGCTATCAAGCGGTTTATGTGCGAGATATACCCTCCAACCGTAGACACCAAAATTTGTGATCCATGCGGTGGGAGTGGTGGATTTGTCATCATGGCGGCAGATATGCTGCCGCAGATTGAACCAGATAAATTTTACTATTACGATGCCGACGGCGAAAAAATCGTCAGAGTAGCCAAACGAGCATTCGTGACTTATAAACATCATACCACATTACAGAATCTTATTGGTATAAATATTGCTGTCCATAATTCACTGGACGACGTATGGCACTGCAAAATGGATCGGATTTATACCAATGTTCCTTTTGGACATAAAGTAACTGCGGCCACCAGGAGTAAAAACGGGCAACGTCTGTTGTTGGGTTATGATGTTGGTAGAGAGAAATCCAGTGAATTATCACAATTATTGTTTATCGAGAAGTGTATCAATCAATTGGAAGACGGCGGTCTATTCGCCACTGTAGTTGATAAAGGTATTGTTACTAATCATAAATATACCCGCGAACGAGCGATATTGGCTAAGAAAGCTGCTTTGGAATTAGTTGTAGAATTACCAGCGGCTGCTTTTGAACATTTTGCTGGGACCACATTTCCAACATTCTTGTTGTTCTTTCGGAAAGGTGTACCCACTTTCACCAGATATGAGAAGGTACAAAATATTGGATATTCTGCAACCAGTTATAATATTGTCGATGAGAATGCCGGTCCTTTCGACTCTAGTCTAGAAGACGTGAATTATAACAATTGTGATTTATCCACGATCGTGCAGCGTTGGCGGTCTAAACAATGGCCGAACCATCCGGATAGCGATCATGATTTCCCATACTCTACTACAGAATCTGGGAATTGGTTATGGGGGTATTGGAAATATGAGAGTGTTCAATCTCAACGATTGCGAGATGTAGCTCAATTGGTTACGGCTAAGTGGAGTGGTGAAAACGACCGCAATCCTACTGTTGATCGCAAATATCGATATGTCAAAGAAACGCATTTAAAGCCGAAAGCGAAATCCAAGACTAGAGCACTTAAAGCCAATTGTTTATTGATGAGTCGGTTATTGTCTGGGAAGCAAACGCCCGCTTGTGGTGTAATTCCCGAAAAATATCACGATGCCGGATGTACAAATGAGAATTATATTATCAAAGCCGATGATACACATTGGTTGGTAACGATTTGGTATCTGATAAACTTTGACAATTATTGTCATGAATATCTATGGTCGCACTGCCGTGGCCAGGGACGTGCCCGTATTATGGTGGATGATTTGCTGGCTATGCCTATTCGTGAGTTGACTACCGAGGAGATGAGTCGGGCAAAAGATTTGATCGATAGTTTGAATAACAAAATGTGGATAGACGAAATTATAGAACAGAAATTTCATTGTATTAATAAATAATCATTTCTAATTTTCCATGTATTTCATAATACGAACTTACTATTTGATTCTTGTGTCTAAGATACGGTTAATCTAACAAATCGGAGGATATCATGCCTAAGTTATGTCAAATCACTGCTCTACTGACTGGCAAGAAGACTGCCGCTGTCAAGGCTCTCACTGACATTTACCATCGGTTCCAAAAGCCAGTGTTGTTCTATGGTCTCACCAAGCGATATCAGCCGTTGGATGAAGAGGGCGAGACTTTCCCGGACGAGCGGCAAAACGTTCAGCAGACTGCCCAAGGTTGCTTGGCGGAAATTAGGGAAGTATTGGTGAATGTGTTGGATTTGGTGGCGACTCAAGACAAGACCAATGCCGTCGCGAAAGCCGATGTGAAGGTCGATGGGCGTGCTATTTTAACGGAGGTGCCGGTGACGCATCTTCTGTTCTTGGAGAAACAATTGACCGATTTGCATACGGCTTTAAGTGCGCTTCCGATTCTGGAGCCGCAAGAGACGTGGGTCTATGACGCGAACGTGGCTTGCTACAAGTCCGAACCGACTGAAACCAACAAGACTAAGAAGATTCCTCGAACACATGTGAAGTACGAGGCAACTGAGCAACACCCGGCTCAAACTGAAATGTACCACGAAGACGTGGTGATTGGCCGATGGAAGGTTATCAAGTTCAGTGCAGCACTTCCTTGGCAAGAAAAGCGGGAATTGTTGGCTCGTCTTGAAAAATTACGAGATAGCGTGAAGATAGCCCGCGAAGAGGCTAATTCGATTGAAGCGGTGCTAGTAAATACTTTTGGAGATGCGATTTTCGACTACATCTTGTCTCCTGGGACACGATAGTTAACAAAAGAGTGCAAGCTTAATCTTAATTTCAAGCTTAAATAGGAAAAAGTGCAGGTTCGACTCCTGCCCCCGCCACTTTCAATTATGGCGGGGTAGCCCAAGTGGCAGAGGCAACCCTAAATGAGACTTAGGCTATCACTCCAAGTTGACAACCTGGATGGTCAGTCGTCCAATCAAGGGCCAAGTTCAATAACCACGTAAATGCCAGTGCAATTCCGGCCCCCGCCTCTTGTGGGCAGAACTTATAAGGCGGGGTGGTCTAAAAGAACGACGATGTGGCGATAAACTAAAGCTTGGCTTAAACGGAAATAGTGGACGACTGGTGATTATCACTAGTCCAACCGCCCCGGCCTTATGTGATAAAAAGGTCGGGGCACTTTTATTTCAGAATATATTATAGCGAAGAAAATTAGCAGATTATAATCGAATAGCCCCGGAACGTCGTTCCAACCCCAAATATTGCCTATGCCGTTGTTTCTTAGGAATCCCGGTAGGCATTAGGGTAGCACCGGCTGTACTAGCACTGGCATCATGACCAGTACTTGGGGTATAGTTGAAGGTGGTTTGCAGATTCGGTCGCATGAAGTATGGACCGTTGGATGCTAGGGCGGTCCTGAGCTGCTGCATCATCAGATTTTCGCTGATTTGTCGCAGTTTCATACTTGTCGGTTTTTAGTGTTTTCGTCTTCGCTGGGGGTTCGGCTGGGGCTGGCATTGCCTTTATCCCATTCGACATTAGCTTCAGTCGGCCAGCCTTCGACTTCTTCTATTTTGAAGTCCAGAGGTTGTTCTGGCTGGCTCATCTCTTTAATTTCATCTAACTCTGGGTGGAAGCCGAAGTCTTTTTCCGACCACTCTTTCTGTTCTTCTTTGAGTTCTTGAATGATGGTCGGTATCCAACCGGTGGCTTTTCCCCGCTCTTCCTTTGGTATTCCTTGAGCCACCATTTCTTTTTCCATGGCGGTCTTGAAGGACGGGTCATCCAGATATTTGTAACTGTGTACTTTGCGGAATGCTTGGCATATACCATCAGCATGCACTAGATCAGATGCTCGCAAAGCGAACATTTCATCGATTTGATTATGTAGATATTCGTAGCCACGTTCGGCTGATTGTTGAGTATCATCCTTATGGATGGACAATCCTAACATGGCGTCTTGCCCGAGCATGCTATTGATTGCCTCGAGCAGTAACTGTTCTTTTTTATCGAGTGGCATAATAATCCTCCGATTATTTCTTAAATTAAATTTGAGCGAATGGACAAACAAATTAAAATATCTCGGTTCGATCAAGTTCGATTATTATCTACTAAGAATATCAAGTATTTATCAGCACCACCTGGCACACAAATATCCCCGCAGGGCATTTGGTCGGTGGCTGCTGTCGTCGGCGAAGAATTGTTGTTGGTAAAGAATAATGTTGTTATCAAAACACCAATCTCGGATGTGTTAAGAATAGCTAGTTACGACATTTCACGTATACTAGGTCGGTTAGGGAGGTTATCACGTGGCAAAGAAACCGGAAAAAGTGAAAGCTGATGTACCAAATAATATCAAAGATCTGCTAGATTATATGGACACCAAATTTGGGGCCGGTGCCGTCATTAAGGGTCGGCATGCCATTATTGACGTAGACGCCTTCCCTACTGGGATCATCACCATTGATAGAGCCTTCGGGTGTGGTGGAGTCCCACTCGGTAGAATAATGGAATTATATGGAGCAGAGAGCAGCGGTAAAACCACTACGACATTGCGATTCATAGCTGCTTGCCAAAAGCACTTTTTCACCAAAAAAGATCGCTATGGAGTGGCGGCATTCGTAGATGCTGAGCATGCTCTTGACCCTGAGTGGGCGAGTAAAAATGGTGTCGATATGGAAGAATTAATCATATCACAACCGGATAGCGGTGAAGATGCTTTGAATATTGTGGAAGCATTCCTCAGATCCAACCAAGTGGATTTGATCATCGTTGATTCGGTAGCCGCCCTTGTGCCGAAGGCTGAATTGGAGGGGGAAGTCGGCGATCATCATGTGGGTGCTCAGGCCAGAATGATGAGTCAAGGTTTGCGGAAACTGAAGGGGGTGGCTTCTCACGCCGGGGCGACGGTGGTTTTCATCAATCAGGTACGCGAGAAAGTTGGCGTCGTTTTTGGGAATCCAGAAGTGACTCCTGGTGGGCGTGCTCTGAAATATTACGCGACAGTCCGGGCAGAAGTATCGCGTACTGGCGTCATTAAGCACAATGATGATTCCATAGGCATCAACACCAAGATCAAAATGGTTAAGAACAAGGCTGCTGCACCTTTCGCGATTGGTGAATATGATATTTGTTTCGGTAAGTCTGCTCGTCCTGTTTTCGGTATTGATCCTATTTCTGCGATGACGATAGTTGCCGAAGAACTTAAGATATTATCTAAGAAAGGTAGTTTTTATCGTTTCGGGGATGTGTCTCTCGGAAATGGTGCGACCAATGTCGCGAATTTTTTGCGAGAAAATCCTGAAATCTATAGTCAGATTGAGCAACAAACCTATAGTAGCGTTTTTCACTGTAATGCTGCGAGAGTCGAAGACGCTTCCAGGGGTGTCGACGATATATTAGAAGAATTGGACGAAGAATAAATGAACGCTCCTAAATACGATATAGGTGCTGTTGTTTATCTCAAGGAATCCGCTGCGATGGGTTTCTTGGAGGCGGTAGTGATTAGCGGCATCACTCACAACGGCTCCAAGTGGATGTATACTATTAGGGCTGGACGTGCTCAACCGACTGGTGTCGCCTATTACGGTGACCGTATAACTGCTGTTCATGCCAAGACGCTGTATTTCACGGAAGACGAATTTGTCACACATTGTGATGCCTTAACGTTAGCAGAGGCTAATGCCCAACGTGCATTAGAACGCATACAATTACAAAGAGCCGGTTTGTGTCCGGATACTACTGAATAATGGCTACTGACACTCTTGCAAAACTTGCCGAAGACGATGATCAACCACACCGCCCATTTGGCCCATATGAAGAAGAAGCGATAGTCTCTCTCGCTTTAGATCACCCAGAATTTTTCACCGGCGTTGGTCGGTTCATGAAACCAACCATGTTCAACCGGTTGGAGTGCCAATGGGTGATGGCGGAAATTCTCAATAGCTATGAGAAATATGGGGTGGTTCCTACTCGCCCCATGCTCAAGGATCGCTTATATCACTCTTTTACAGAGGACGATCCTTATGAACCAGTCATTGCTTTGGTGGAACGCCCATCAAATCCGCGAGAAATCCCGCTGGTCAAGGATACCATGCTCAGATGGGCTAAAGATCGAGCATATGGATTGATATATAGCGAGGAGGCACAAGAAGCATATACTCGTGGAGATTACGAACATCTTGAAGATCTGGTCAAGCAGGCCAATCGTATCGCCGATGTGGGGCAGAAAGGCTTCTGGTTCTTCGAAAATTATGAAGTCCTTTTTGAACCAGACATTATGGAGCATCGGACTACTGGTTTTGCTAAATTAGACAGGATGTTGAATAACGGTGGTCCATCGCCGAAAGAGGTGGTGTGTTGGCTAGCCGGGACGAATGTGGGTAAATCGATCTTACTATGTAATAACGCTATTTCGTCGCTACAGGGCATTGGTCCGGATGGAACGCCTGGACAAAATGTTTTGTTGATTACCTTTGAACTAGACACACTTAAAACTGCTATGCGATGTCTGGGTACTGCTACTGACATCCCTATGAATAATATTGTCGAGCATCAAGATTTTGTACGCCGCATCATTAGCAAGATGCAGAAGACGTATAACAAGCGATTTGCTATCTATGAGTGGGCTCCCGAAGAATGCAGTGTGTCTGATATCTATGCATTATTGGATAATCTATATAGAGTCCATTCGTTCAAGCCGGATGTGATTATTATTGATTATATGGATTTGATGATTAGTCGCAATAATGCGTATAATAAGGATGATTATATTCGACAAAAACATATAGCTGCAGAGCTACGTGGTTTAGCAAAAAATGAAAATGTTCTTCTTTTTACAGCCACGCAGACGAACAGGTCTGGTTCTAGTGGAGAAGAACTGGCGGATATGAACAAGGTTGCAGAGAGCTTTGGTAAACAGTTCGCTCTGGATTATGTTATTAGTCTCAACCAAAGCAAATCACAACGTTGTGCTGAACCACCACGAATCACGATGTATATAGCTAAGAACAGAAATGGTCCACGTGCAGAACGTGTTGAATGTACAATAAATTATAACACCATGGTGGTTCGGGAGGAGATATGAAACTCCGCATTGTTATTGATGTCGAAGTATCTGATACGATCGCCGAAACAATGCAAAGGACAGGTTTTCTAATCGAGCCAGATGGTTCGGCCATGAAAATCAAAATCCCCAACACACCAACCATCCCAAAACGTAAAACCAAAGTCACATTTCTAAAAGACCATCAACCTAGTGCGGATGAAGCGATAACAGCAAGTAAATAGTCGCATCTCCCCATTTGTAGAAAAGGATAATCATGGCTATACCCAAAACCGCCAAGTTGTCAGAAGCAGACAAGCAGATTGCTGAAATGAAGGCCCCTTCTGTGTTATTAGATGCAGGCAGTGAAGATACAGGGCCAGTACAAATCCGCGTCATTCAGTGTCTAAACGATTTTGTGGCTATTCTCCAAACCACTACCAAATCGAACATTGCTATTCCAGACGCTTCTAAATACAAGAACGAAGGAATCGTGGTTGGTGTTGGCCCAGGTGTAAGTGATGGAGCAGGAGGACGGCTGCCACTTTCTGTTGCTGTAGGCGATGTGGTATTATTCGGTGAGAAAAATATCATTGCCGTCTTAGAATCCGACAGTCCGCCTTATGTCGGCAAGCGTGTTATCATCGTGTCAGAACGTAATATTATTTGCAAACTGCCGCGCAAAGTCGAGTTCGAATATGCCGAGGTATAATTATATCTGCAATAAGTGCGAGAAAAAGGCACGCAAGCAGTTCGGCGATGATATTACGCAAGAGCAATTCGAACAACATGTGTTGTTCGAAACCTCGCATAGTATGGAGCCCACCCCCGACGAATTAGCAGAAGCCGCCAAATGTCCGCGTTGCAATAGTCACGATTGTGCTATAACTGTTTACGGATCGGACGTAGTCAGTTTCATCAAAGGCTACGGTTGGGCTGATAGAGATGGTGCACGCCGGGATATGAATATGTTCCATCTAACCGAAGACGACCCATATGCTAAATATCGGGTACCCGGCGAGGTAGATGATATGAAATCTAAGCTTAGACGGGCTGGCAGGCATGGGTCTGCACCTAAAAAACATTTTGTGCAAAATACCAAAGAAATACAAAAGGCCGTGGAGAAGGTTACACGTTCCAAGCCTGAATGAATTCACTCGCGTCCCTGTCATGTTTCAGTGTATTAGGCGGGCCGAGGCATGATAGATGCGAGCGATATATCTCTACACATTATTGGATAAGAGGACGCACAAACCGTCTTGTGTTGGTATACAAATAGGTTCCGAAATAGTAATTAAAGAATTATATCGCCCAGGTGCTGGCAAACTTTTGGCTGATATTTTAGGATCTATCAAATACGTCCAAGATATTATTATTAGAGCCAATGATCGCAATATTCCGATTGTAACATCTGATTTCAAGGCTCAACTCAAAGCTCTTGATTTGCCGCTCTTACAGCAACCATATTCCGTATATGACTTGCATTTTCCTGTCTTCGATTCTACGGGCTTTGCCGATAGAGATGAGATGATATTGCGGCGGATTTTAGAGAAGATGACCAAACAGACACCGCGTGAGTACCAAAAGATTCTTGCGAATGCCGCTGTCGTATATGAAGATCTGGAACGAACCGGCTTGGTGTTCAATTATCAGCATGTGGAGCCGATTTATTCACAACATACCTATTCTGGCCGTAGTAAAACGACCAAATTCAACATACAAGGGTTAGCTGATCAGGTGTATATATGGCCAGCAAGTTGTAAAGATAGTTATATTTTATTACATTTCGATTGGATCTGTGCGGATATTCGAGCTGCCGCTTTGTTATCCGGTGATCAAAAACTGACAGACACATTTACGTCATCAGATCCATATACGCAGATGATGCACGAAATAAATGCTAATGCTTCTTCCACGATGACTCGAGAAGAATGCAAGCGATTTTTGTTGAAATCTATTAATTCTATGGACTGCCAAAGTGAACCGTTGACTGATATTTATCCTAAGCTTGGTCGGTGGATTCGTGGTTGTCGCAAAACGCTGAATGATGGTGGGTTTTTGGAGACAGTTCTTGGTCGAAAATTCAGGCCAATGCAAGCCAAGAATAATTTGGCGGCACTTAATGGTGCAATGCAAGGATCTGTTGCACATGCCATGCAATTAGTAATCCGAAAAATTTGGGAAAAATTGGGTGCCAAGCTCGTTACTGAAATTCATGATTCTTTGGTTGTGTCGTGTGCTCCTAATCCGATACACGTAGATTATGTGATAAATACCGTTGCTGAAATCATGCTACGACCATTTACAGGCGTTTTAGATGATGATCCTGTATTTCCTGTTAACGTAAGCATGGGGCGTAAATGGAAGAAATGGAAATTGTGTCGTACGTATAGAGAAAGCGGAGTTACTCGTTGTGTCCAAAAACTCACCGAAGAAGACTGCACGACGCAGAAAGCGGGAATTGAAGAAGCAACGGAAGGTGCAAATATCCCGGATCAAGGAAATATTGAAGACGCGACAGCAAGTTGATAAAGCAATAACTTCGCAACGCCTGGAAAAGTCGTTCGACACAAAGTCGTGGACGATGTTACGGCCATCAGATAATATCATGTTAGAAAAAGCAAATGATAGTGTATTAAATAAAAGTCGAGAATTCGATCCGAGCAAATGGCGACCAGTAAATGAACAAAATACCTGAAAATTCTGTCTTACCGGCTTGGATCTCTGATAATATACCGCAAGAATTGGTTGAATCTACCGTTTTTAGATTCACTGTCAAATTACAGGCTATTGATCCATCTACATATAAGAATCGGGTTATACTGGTAGATATCTTACCAGATTTGGATTTGGATTATGATTTATTAGAAGAGGAAGTCCAGACTCTACCGGCGAAATATGCATTTTGGGCTGCCGTCTACTCAGAAGCGCGTAATATGGTGGCGGTGGCCGAACGGGCTGTGAAGGTTCGCCGCGCCGAAGCAATAAAAGCCGTTCAGCGGCAAGCGCAAGCCGATAAGGTTAAGTTTACGGCGGAACAAGTTAAACAATTAGTGGAAGCTGATGCTTTGCTGGTGCAGGCAGATCGGAAATTAGCAGAATTCCAAATGAAGGCTGGTAAGTTGTTTCACATGTTGGAAGCTTTGAAAATGAAGGCTGAGTTGTCCCGATCTCTTGCCGGTTTCAAGCGTCAAGAGCAGGACAAGAGTTAATTAGTGGTGTTTCATAGTTTGGGAGTTTGTTTATGACATACGATGTTGAATCAATTCGGAAGAGACTGAAGCAGTCGATGGGCGGGAAGTTCACCGACCCGGATCAATTCCATCCAGACAGTGCCAAGTCGGCGACAGACCCGATCAAGTATCGATTTTTTGTTTTGCCACCGCTAATGGAAGGCGACGAACTCAAGACCGGTGTTGTCAAAAAGTCCATGGACCAATTTTTTGTCCAGCACGCTAACCATTGGGTTAATAATCGCCCAACACCATGTCCACGTGCTTGGGATAATAGTGATTGTCCTATTTGCAGCGCTGGTTTCGATCTGCTCCGCGACGAGAAGAACGACGAAAAACGTCGGTTTATTGTGAAGACGTGGATGCCGACGACCTATTATATGGTCAATATTTTCTTCCCGAAGTGGGAAGGCAATCCCGAAGAATTACGTGGGTGTGTGAAATTCTATAACGCCCCCAAGACATGCTTCGACCAATGGACTGCCGCTCTGCTTCGGGACGATAAAGGTGACGACCAAGAGCCTCAGGCTCATGGTGTTTTCTTTGATGAGAATGCAGCGTTCTTGTTCCAATTGGAAGTGCTGAAGCAAGGAAAGCAGAACAGCTACAAGACGAGCAAGTTCGTCACGCCCGATGGCAATCCGATTCCGATGATTGGTAAGCGCGGAGAGCCCAATACTGCCCAGATCGAGAAGTTGTTGAAGGCACGTCACAACTTATGGGAAAAGATTGAAGTTCCCGATATGGAGAAAGTCCAACGGGTGTATCGAACCATGTTGGATGGTGATGACGACGACGATCGCAATGGTGGATTTGACGACGACGAGACGGCTGATAAGCCGGTCAGTGAGTCTAAGAAAGAATCCAAGCCGACAACGAAGTCAGAGCCGAAGGCCAAATCGGAGCCGAAACCCGAGCAGAAGAAGGCCACCAAGAAGCCAGAACCAGATTTGGAGCTGGAAGACGATGGCTTAGCAGACGATGAAATTCCGGATAAGAAACCAGTTTCGGAAAGCGAAGATTTTGACGCCCCGTTTGGTGATGACGATGATGATGACAACAAGTCAGTCAATTCATCGGAAATTGACGCATTGTTGAACCAACTCGAAGACGACGATTAAAGAATGACTGGCGAGGCGGAGAGACTCCCCGTGTTGATCCTTATGGGATTGATGCTGGTGTGTTCTCTCCGCCATATTTTATATGTCTCAACCTGCACTACTCATCGACGCACGAAACGCATTGTATCGTGCTATCTATGCGGTCAAAGCTGATCGCCGCCATCAGGTAAAATACCACTATTTTGTGGTGTTTTTACGGCAATTAACCAACTGGATGAATAAATATCGTCCTAGCTCTGTTCACGTCTTCTGGGACGCACCTCGCTCTACCGTTTGGCGGCGAATGCTGTTGGAGGGATATAAAGACCGCTCTACTAGCACATATGTTGAGGATATCTCTGAAGATTTAGCACGAACCACGCAAGTTGCCAAAGCTTTCTTCAAAGTAATGAATGTCCGCCAATATGAGCGGCAGCAGATGGAAGCAGATGATTTGATTTATGCTGCTACTGTGAATTTACATCCACAGCCATCGGTAATTGTGTCTACCGATTCTGATATGATCCAAATTCCATTTACATTTTCGAGTTCCAGGGTCTACGACCCGAAGAAACAAGAAGAGGTACCGATACCAGAATATAATCCTGTTTTACAAAAAGCATTAATCGGTGATAAAGCAGACTCTATCAGTGGATATTATGGTATTGGCCCGGTGAAGAGTTCTGCATTGTTAGCCGATCTACCTACGCTATATCGATTCTTTGATACTAATGGTCGGAAAGTGTTTCAGAGGAATCTCTTGCTCATTGACTTATCACTCTGTCCGCGAGTATTTTCGAATAGATTATATATTCATAAAGTGATGGCTAGGGAAGTCAAATTTGATAAGGTTGAGATCGTTCAGCTAATCAATAAATATAAGGTGGTCGGATTACAAAGTGAATTTACTGATCTGATTACTCCGTTCATAAATCTACAGTAGTCAAAAATATAATCAGGGAGAATTTCCATGGCGATTAGTATACATGTTGCTCGGGTAGCATTCTTGAAAGTCAATGCGGTTGGAACAGTTGTTTCCAAGGATGATTCCGCGACCGCTATCTCATCCCACCTGTCAGGTTCCCACGAACACCGAGTATTGGCTGACGCTGCTCTCCCTCACACAGCCAATAATCCCGCCGTCAAACAATATCTAGAGTTGGAAGCCGCCGACGATTTTGTTCTCAATTACATGGATCAAAACACCATCATCACCTATAAGAGAACTGCGGCTGGCGGATTCGCATAGCGAATTGTATGGTAAATATAAAGGCATTACTCGTCAAAAGGGTGATGATACTTAGCCATCGACGTGGCCGAGAAATGACTATAGACAATGTCTTACAGCGGGCGTACCATCTATCCGATTTTCTTGCCGACCAAGGTGCTAAATCGGATATTATATCTACCTTGGAACTCATGATCGAGTTGCTGGACAATGGAACTGACGAGCGAACAAAGAGAAAAATTTTCTAAAGTAGGCAAATCCAACGTCCACACCGCTAAGTGCCATGAGCGCCGAGTAGCCAAACTACTCACCGACTGGTCCGGTAAACAATTTCGTCGTCGTCGAGTAGAAGGTCGCGGAGACGATGTGCGAGTAGTCGAAGGCGTAGCTGATGTTATACCGGTAGAGGGCGATATTATCTTCGCCATCGAAGCGAAAAAGGGCAAAGACTTTAGTATTGATGGTCTCATGCTCAATCCAGCTGGTGCCCGATTTACCGAATGGTGGCATCAAGCCTCTTATGACGCTAAACTATTGACTGAGAAGACTGATATTCAACGTTATCCTATGGTATTCTTTAAACCACACCCGAATTGGGATTGGGTGGCAGTACCATTCGAATTATTTCAACAAAATATATTGCAACCACGAGATATTCTATCAATTCCGCCTATTCCGGATAGACGTAAAAAATCAGAAGTATGGTTTCCACACATTCATTTCGACGCTTATGCTTGGTTGGGGAAGGTTGAACATAATGTGTCGAAATCAAAACGCAACAAAGTTATGGTCGCCTTAGATCTGCAACCAGTTGTGTTTTGCCGGTGGCGTGATTTTGAGGAATTCGTCGATCCGGAATCAATATTTATACAAATCTAATGTAGGGATTTATTATGGGTTGTGGTGGTTGCTCCAAAAGTAATGGCCCATTGCGGGTTCTGAAGCATAACTCCGGCAGCCCTAAAATAACTAGGCCAAGTGGCGTAACTATTGCAGCCAAACGGAAATTGTTTGGCCAAAGTATTGCCACCAGGCCAGCCAACAATGATAATAGGGTGTAACCATGGGTTGTTGTGGTGGTAGCCCGCGCAATATTCGTAAGCAATCCGTTGCAACTAAACCAACTGCTAAAAAAACAGTTGTGCAACGTGTTCCTCGTTCTGGCGGGCGTACTCAAAAACTAGAAGTCAATAGACAATATGTAGTTCCACGTCAGACGTGCCCTAAATGCGGCTATCCGACAATGTTGGTAAATATTGCTAACCGAGAACGAAACCAATGTTCTAATGCTAATTGTCGACACATTCTACAATGATTCTGACGATACTGACAATATTACTGTTAATCATTGCCGTTGAAGCCACCACTGAAATAATAACTTCTTCTAAACTAGTAAGTCCCCTACAAACAAAATGGCGTGAATGGACATACCCTATAGATCGACCGCCTCCTACTGGGATTGTTCAGGCGGTACGAGTTTTCATCGATAATCTGTGGAATTGTGGTTATTGTGCTAGCGTGTGGGTTGCCGCTTTCTATAGTGCTTTCGCACCAATCATCATTCAAGAGTACTTTATAAATTGGTTGGTGTTTGTTTTTGTGTTGCATAGATTATCTAATTGGATGCATGTTATATATGAATTGATGAAGCGTGGACGGGTCAATTCATTAGATATATTATTACGAGTTACGGAGGATTGTGATGGAACAATTGGACAAAGCGTTGGCGAGGCAACAACAGAGGTTACAACCGAGCATTTTGAATCCGGTGGAAGTGCGTAATCTAGAAGATATCAAACGGTTGGTATCGCAACTAGATCCAGCTCGAAACCCCCGCCAACAAGAAGTATCGGTTGGAGCAATAGTATCCGCACAGGACGAAACAACTGGTGCGGAACAACGTTTCCAAGTCTCTGCCCCAACCCGTTCTAAAAGCAAAAGAGATATGCTTATAGAAGGGTTGGATATTATCAAGAATCGATTGGAGTCAGAAAACCGCTTATCCGATACTGCAGCCATCGAGGTGAATGGCAAATTAATGAAGCCAGCTGCCGTCGGTACTGGTAGTTTGGGAAAGACTTGGGTAGACCCATTGATACTGCAGTGGCTTGGTGGGTACAGGGATGGTATATACATCTGTTGGCAATTAAACGATGGTTTTGTCTACAGATATAATATTTATGAGCACAAACTTACCAGAGTCGAGGGTTAACAACCAGACAGCTATGCCGCCTTTGGCGCAGTATCGATCACGGAATGAGTACAAGCCAAATTACGGTGACTACTTTGTATGGTCCAGATGGTTTTCCACTTGGCACGGCCTGATTGTCAATTATGATAAGACGACAGACGAGTTGTATATCATAATGGCTGGACTACCGTTTTTGCTTTTCACCATGCCAGATTCCGATTACGAAAAAGAAACTGTCAGAATAAAATTATCTGACATAAAACGAGCACCAAATGGCAAATACGCGATTCAGCACCACGACCAAACCCAAAACGCAGTTATCTGGTACATCTAATCCCTTACCAGAACTATTAAAATATCCAACTCTCCTACCATTGGCTACTACGCCAAGTATCGAAAATATTTTCTGTTATATAATCAAGCATTACGGCCATGATGGTTTATCTGTGCTTATTTATAGACAGCCTAAGAACGACCAAGTCGTCGTGATCTGTGGTGATTGGAAGGGTAATAAGATTGATGTCGTTGCAACTGAGCCGACAGAATTAACACGACTTGCCAACAAATTTGTCACGCAAGACGTGATGTTGTTTTACGAAACTATGCGTCTGATAAAAATAGAACAAGCACAATTCTTTTTTGCGGTTGTCGATGCGGAACTCGTGCTAGTAGATGTACAAATATCGTTGAATAAAATGGCTTCCCCAGGTATGGTGAACGATATCTTTGGCAAAATTTATCCGAGCCAACAAATTGTTAAAACAGAGATATTAGACGAGCGGGCCATGGAATTCATCTTGAAAGGTAGGGGTACGTACGTTGGAGATTTGATTTTTAAGCCAAGCAGATTCAGATTGTTTGAATCTGCTGGACATTATCAACCATTATACGCAGAACTTGTGAGATAATCATGCCTGAATATATCAACCCAAATTCATATTCAGTGCATTTGGTGGGTCCTAATAACGAGCAAATTCGTGTAAAAGCTGGTCAGAGAGTGATCCTCGACGAGTACTATGATAAATATCGAACGCGTGGATACCTGCGAAGAATTAATGAAGTAAAGGCGGCTAAACAAGCCCAAACACAGACAACCCCTAGATCTGCTAAACAAGTACCAAGTCGCCAAATACGCAGTAAATTGCAACTCACAAAACCAAAGCAAACACAACAAACGTTACCCAAACCAGCGGTACCAGTCGGACAGAGTAAATTGACGACAGACGTATCCAAGGCTAAAAAGATAGTCAAAGTACGCCAAAATCAAAATCAACCACCACGACCAGTATCAGAATCGCGAATTGTTGGGAAAAAGATCAACGCCGATGCAAATGAAATCTTGCGAGCGAATCTGGATCGCAGCACCATCCCTATCAGTAACAATATCGGCGTAGGAATCCTATCATACAATCGACACGATTGCCTTAAAAGGCTGGTAGATTCTATTGCATCCAATACGAATCTGCATAAAACCACCGTGTTTATCAGCGATGATGGTAGTTCAGATGTAAAATTACGACAATACTTATATCATTTACGGCAACAAGGCGGGTTTGTCATTCTAGACAATGATAAACGTCTGGGAGTGGCCGGAAATCATAACAGACTCATTCGGTGCCTGTCTCGTTTCAAATATGGCCTTATGCTAAATGACGACGTAGAGGTATTACAACCAGGATGGGAATATTTCTATGTGGATGCTATAAATAAGACCGGTTTCCATCATTTTATGTATCGACAATCTGGTGTGTACGGTGCTGATAGAGGCTCGCCACGGATCGTCAACAACACGAATTTGCTGGTTGTGCAAGAACGTCCGCATGGGGCTGTTCTAGCGTTCGATAGAGATATGTTGAGTACTTGTGGTTATTTTGATGAGAGCTTTGGTTTATATGGGATGGAACATGTCGATTGGAGCCAGCGGGCATGGGAACTTGGCTTGCAAGAAGCAGGATTTTGGGATGTAGCTGGTTCTGACGAATATTTTAGATTGCACCCGGATAGTTCGATAGTTGAAAACAAAAGTGAACACTTACGGAATGCCCGTGGTGTGTTCCAGAGAAGGACCGCTGCCAGGTGTGGACCAACTGATGCTTCCAAGTTACCAGAAGTAACTTATATTGTTCCATTTAGAAATATCGGTAGAGAGGATTGTATTCGGACTGTCGTCAACAATGTTCGTGCTCAACAATATCCGGTTGTCCATATTATGCTGGTGGAACAGGATAATAATACGAAGATCGACATCGAGCAAATGAAACCGATTTATTATTATCTGGTCCCTAATAACAAAACAGATTTATTTAACAAGTCGAGAGCCTTCAATCATGGTGCTTCTCAAGCGATATGCGATATTCTAGTGTTACATGATGCCGATATGTTGGTACAAGGTGATTACACCAGTAATATAGCCTCTACGCTGGCTGAATATGAGGGTTGCCATATGGGTAAAACTGTCCTGTATGCCGATCAACATTCAACAACTGCAATTTGTGGTACTGGGACAGTAGATAAGAACATTAATTGTGATCGCATTGTTGGTTATTTCGAGGGTGGATCACTAGCTTGCCATCGCTCCGCTTTCTGGCGTGTGGGTGGGTTCTGCGAAGATTTCTGGGGGTACGGCTGCTTTGCGCCGGGTAATTTAGTTGCGACCCAAAGAGGTTATATAAATATTGAATCGGTCCTGGTTTCTGATCGATTATTAACACACGCTGGTGTATACCAGAAACAAATCCAGAGAATTAGAGAATATTCTGGTATTGTTCTTGATATCTTCATACCAGGGCGGTTGCCGATACGCGGCGTAACGCCAGAGCATCCGTTTTTAGTTCAAGCCTGCGATGGGGCTTATTCGTGGGTTAAGGCTAACGAACTCAGGTTGGGTGATGTATTGGGGCAGACCGATATCTTCCCTGATTTATCACCAAGCGTGCAGTTTACTGATTTAGCCAGTGGAGATAGATCTCAAAATAAATTCGACATAAACGATAATCAAAATAATTTAGCATATCTGATGGGGATGTATCTAGCGGAAGGTGTCATTCAACATCCACAAAAGTTGCGAACTACGTATTTCTTTCTACATGAAGGTGAAGAGTTTTTAGCCAAACATATTGCCGATATAATCTACAATCTCAATCCAGATATTAGTGTTAATTATGACTATATCAAGAATACTTGCCGTCATGTGGTTGTTTCTAATTCGTTCTTAGCTAAATTCATATTCGCTAATGCTGGAAAACACAAAGCTAAGAATAAGATTTTATCAACAGCTTATCTTAATGGTCTTACGGACGAAGCCGTTGGATATTTATTGGGTGGTATAGTTGATGGCGATGGTGGTCATCAATTTAACTCGGAGAAACGAATTGTTTATCATTCTAGCAGTTACAACCTAGCGTTCATCATTTCTGCTGCTATGCGACGATTGGGTATAGCACATTCGTTTGGTCGCCGTAAAGGTGGTAGTTTCAAGAATAGCCAGCAATGGTCGTATGACCTCACTGTAAATCGAGAATTTGAACATCTTATAACGAGTGTCTATCCAAAACCCGATTTTGTTGGCTCTAATTCGTGTGGGCACTCATCATTTGGTCAAATTTTCAAAATTGATATAAGGCACTACGATGGGCTAATATACAATTTTGAAGTGGAAAATGATAAATCGTATTGTGTTCAGGGTATATATTCTCATAATTGCGAAGATTGTGATTTCTACGCCAGATTGGCTAGCGGTTGCAAATGGGTAGAGAATAGAAAATTTGATTTTTTGCATCTGTGGCATGATCGTGTATCTCACTGGAACGCCCACCATAAACAAAACAAAGAGCGAGAAAGCAAATTAAGTAAATTGAGTCTCCCCGATCGTATCGAATTACAACGCCAGAGGCTCGCGGAGATGGGGTGGCAAGAGGAGTTACAAAAATGGACCTGAATGAAATCGGAATTGGCGATATTGTTGCCTTTAGCGATGGCGTTGATCATATTGCCGGGGTCTTCTGCAAAGACAAAGGCATTACTGGGCGGATCATCAGAAGAGACCAGGGCATGTTTGTGGTTGATACTGGTTTCACGTATGAAGTTTTTGCTAGACCAGAGCATTTGAAGCTGATCGCGGCTGGTAACGAAATCCCAGAACCACTCGATGTTGGCAACTAATATGAAAATTCTAATATGTCATCGTCCTGGTGGAGCTTTTGGTTATATTAGCGACAGTTGGATTAATTGCCTACACGATAGGGGGCATGTTGTCCAACGATGGGATGGCCAGCTATCTTCATGGCAAGATTTCGACCCAGACGTATACATTGGTTGCTCTGGTCATAAGCAACCTATCCCTAAGCCGCGAAGAGCGAAAATTGCCATCCATGTTAATCCGTGGGGGCCGGTCAAAATAGATGGTATCAACGAATCAGAAGCCAATATTCAATGGACGTTGGATAAAAAACCAGATGCTGTCTTTGGTTATGGATTCGAATCTGATAGGTTATTGTGGAGCTATTGGACAGAGAAAGCTGGAATCCCGTGGGTACCTATGCCCACAGCCGCCGACAAAGTGATCTATCAATATCGAGTAGATCGCACGCAACGTCCTTTGGATATAGTATATCTTGGTGGACGTTGGACTTACAAAGCTTTAACCATCGACAAGTTTTTATTCCCGGTACTCAAAGCCTGTTCCTACCAATTACATGGTTGGGGCGATTGGCCCAACAACGTCTGCTCTGGGGTGTTGCCCGAAGACCAAGTTACCAACTTTTTCAACACTGGGAAGATTGGACCGTGTATCTCTGAACAGCACACTCAACGATATGGTATAGATATTCCAGAGCGAGCGTTCAAGGTTTCTCTGTGCGGTTGTTTGATCGTGCATGATCCGGTACCAAGATTGGATGCTATTATTCCTGGTGTGGTGGTGGCGAGAGATCAGAATGATTATCTCGAGAAATGCTTGTATTATATTCGTAATGAAGCGGAACGGATTCAATTGGCGGAGCAACAGCGGCAACAAGTGTTGAATAACCACACCTATCATCATCGGATGCGTGGCCTGTTGTCTGTGCTGGGTTTTGCAGAACAAGCACAGGATATGTTAGATGACTGAATTCGACGATGTCTATGAGTTATTTTATAATAAGCTAAACGCTGTTTGTGCTGTGCATCTTGGATATGTTAATGGTCGATGGTTTAATGAGATCACAGTAACTGGCCAAGCACCTGGGGAAGATATTTGTGCGACTATCGCTAGACATTTATGTGATGCTTTGACTAATCATGGCGTTGTTAATAAACGATAATGCAGTTTATCTGCACATTCCAAAAACCGGCGGGACGTGGTTCCGCCATGCTATGCAAGCCAGTGGGATCAGATATACAGAGATTGGTGAGCAGCATAATCATTTTCCACTTATCTCGGATTTTATGCCACCCAGATTTTATGATGATAAGTTCATCTTCACGTTTGTTCGCCATCCGCTGACTTGGTATCAATCACGATGGGCCTTCCGCGTGCAGCATGGGTGGCATATGGACCACCCTTTTGATTTCAATTGTGCATCGAACGATTTCCACGATTTTTTACAACGAGTGTTGCTCTTCCAACCAACTGGTTGGTTGAATTATATCTATGGTTTGTATATTGATAATACGCCACATCAAATCGATTATGTGGGGCGTATTGAGACATTAGTAGATGATGCTGTGGGCATTTTGAAAACGATAGGTGTGCGTTTTGATGAGCGTAAATTTAGAGCCACCCCTCGCGTTAATGAATCCGTTTTAGATGGTAGGACTTCTGGATATTGGGCAAAGTATACACCCGAGTTGTTGAAACGGATTTTAGATGCTGAGAAGACAGTGCTTAGCAGATTCTATACTCATAATTTTATTGATCTGGATAAATTCTTATGTTAGAACGAATCGGAAATATTTGGGATCATCATGCCGAAGGTGGTTGGATTGTTATAACCACTAATATCGGTTGGAAGAAAGATGGTTCTAACCCGATGGGTGCCGGGATTGCTAAGGCAGCGGCTGAAAAATATCCAAATTTACCCGTGTGGTATGGTAAGTTCTGCCAGAAATATGGTGCGGATATGGCTGTTAGACCATATGCAGAAGGAAGATTGTTCTTATTCCCTACTAAACCGCTTGCAGAACAGCCGTGGCTCTCATGGAAGAATGACGCTTGTTTGGATTTGATTCGTCGTTCTGCCCTTCAGCTGTCTACGTTGATCGACATTCTAGGGAGAGAAGTCTATATAAAGCCGGTAGGTGTACCTATGGTTGGATGCCAAAATGGGCATTTACGACCGAAGCAGGTTTTACCGATACTACGTAGATATTTAGATGACAGATTCGTTTTATTTGAATCTAAAAATTCGTAAACGTAATCAGTCTCTTGCGACGCAATTGTTCCAATTGCCCCAGGTCTACCCGCGAAGTCTCAATCGTAAGTTGGGCACCAGGCGCGATAGATGTTTGTTCGGCTAGTAATGCCGTGAGATCAGAAGCGGGGTCCGCTTTGGCTAAGGTAGTCGATCCCACAAGAATCGGAATTATTTGATTGGACGTGTTTGTGATGGTGGTTGTCGCCATGTGAAGTCTCCCTTTACACTAATTTTGCCGATGGTTGATTTTTCAGTAGTGTGTTGTATCTCTAAACCAGAGATATTCGATCAATGCTTGTTGAAGTCTGTGTACACCCAAAGAGGTAATTTGAATGTTGAGATAATACCAATTATCAATAACACCAATTTATATTCTGCTAGTCTAGCCTTGAACGTTGGTTTGAATGTATCGAGATCCAACAATGTTATTCTTGCCCACCAAGATGTTATGTTGCTTGACGGCTGGTTTGAGCGACTAGCCAGGTATATTGAACAGGCGGAGAAATGGGCGATTATCGGTGCTGCTGGGATATCTCTAGATTTTTCCAGAGCTGATATTGGTAAGTGGGGTGGGGCACTATATCGGGATACTGTAGCTGTTGGTACTGTTTGGAACGACGATGATTTAGAAGTGCCACCATATTGGGATGGAATCAAGCCTTTAACACGTGTGCATTGTGTAGACGAATGCGTGTTTGTGTTGAATAAATCTGCTAATTTGCGATTTGATCCGCATTTTAATGGTTTTCATTTTTACGGTTCAGATATTTGTTTACAGGCTCGTTTCGCCGGTTACAACGTATATGCGGCAGATCTACCGATAATTCATTTTGGTCGTTATTCAGCGAGTATGCTGGGTGAATCTCGTTATTGGTATTTCATGCGATTGTTGCATGCTAAATGGTGTAAGAGTTTCCCAGAATTTCTTGGTACTCATATGCATTGGGCTAAAGATGGCTTGACTAGTTATATCCCATCGTCCTTAGAGGCCCAAGATGGTACGCAGATAACAATTAAGTCGATGGGAATTAAAGAGGCACGATTGTCCACTGATAAGGATCGGAGTGTGGAGTGATGCGAGCAATTATTCTATATCATCCACAATCTGCTGTTTTGTTGACGAACGATATGTTCGATGATCGTATCCGTCCTGTCCGTATAGCCTGTGGCACCACTAAGGCGGAAGGGGCTGATTTATTCGAAGCGAATGATTTCTTCCCAACTTATGCTTCATGGAATTCGTGTCTGTTTGAGACTTCGGTGATTTTGACTGTATGGGAACATGCTGATCAATTGATTGAGGATGATCATGTTGTGGTGATGCATTCCGATATTGAATTGCATATGGATTGTGTTGATACCTGGACGCGGATTATTGATTTAGCAGCGGAGGGTAAATCTGTCGGTATTACGGCTCCGATTCGTTTTCGTAGTATGTGGGCGGAATGGTTAGTGCCATCAGACGCGATGTGTACGCCGGAACACGATCCGTTCTATCGGCATGCTTTCGACAATAAGATCCATGTGTGGGATTATATTAAGAAATATGATCCAGATATTTATGATTTTGCCATGAGTGTACAGCCGAAGCTAATTTACTCCCATCAATTTGCCTGTTCTCGTGGTTTATTCGACATTCTTGGTCAAAAGTTGTTTCATATCGCTAGTAGATTGCGGTTGCGTGATATAGGCTTTTGGACGCCGCATATGTTTGAAAGATTGATCGCGTTATATCTTGCGATGTATTCTGAACCGGTTTTGACGACTGCTTTTTGGCATTTTGCATCGTCAGGTGTGTCTGGCCCAGGTGAGCAGAGCCTATATGGACCGCGTCCGTTGAAATTTTATAAAATTATGTCTAGACACAACTCTGCATGAGCGATATGAATGCTACTTCGATTGATTCGAAGAATTGTGGGTCTAGATCGTCGAATGATGATATGCCGTCGTTGAAATCAGTTGGCATATACATGTGAATCACTTTGTTGTCCCAGTCTAGGATACATGGGTCTATTCTAGCTTCTGTTCCGAATTCTACTTCTGGGACTATCTTATCTGGCTTTCGTTGGACTATCGCGTACATATAGGCGTCAAAATGTTGTATTTGCGGCGGGACGGCCCGCAAAAAGCAACTGGTTACTCGTCTTGTTTCTGTAATAATCTTCATACTATACGTACGGGATGAATATGACAGACCTTCAAATCGAAGTGGCCCGCAAAGCGTTAGAACTACATATCGAATGTAGCCGTATTACGGAGCAATTGGAGAAGAAAAAAGATGAATTGCGGCAATTGGCGGGCGGAAAGAAATTAAATATTGTTGTAGATGGTTTGGGAAAGATTGACGTTACGGAGCCTCGTGCGGGTTCGGTAGAGCCGATCGTTAGCATCGTTGAAGAAAAGCTTCTCAAATCCCCAGAGTTAAGGCAAAGATTAATAAGCATAGGCATAGCCAAAGAGGTCTTGGTTGTGGACCATGCTAAACTCGGTGAGATGCCAGAATTGAAGCAGAAATTGATGGATAAAGGCATCGTCTGCGAAGAAATGAAGAAGGTGTCTGCTGCAAAAGCATCTGTTCGCATCCAACCCAATGTTTAGTAGATAAAAGTATGTTTGGCGAAGCTAGTGCGATAGATCGATTGAGAGAGCAACTCAACACAATCATTGGTGAGTTGAGCGAATCTACGTCGGTTGCGGTAGAGAAATTGCGGATAGATTTGGCAAAAGAGATTATTTTGCCGATTCCGGAAGCAATCAACCAACTTCGGGAAGAAGTTGTGACCGCTATCGACGGATCAGCGGCATCACGAGATGCGCATCTTGTGATGCTGATAGAGTCGTTGAATACTATCAATTCGACCTTGAAACGTTTCTTCAAACCACAAGACCCAAAACCGGTAAAACTAGTTATTACAGGAGAGTCAGAAATGGCGAACATGCTTGGTTTCAAGATTGTGCTCCCGACATTGCCGCCCGAGCCCAATGATATCGTCAGTGGCGAATTGACGGTTCAAGTTGGTGCCGGTGAGGCCGCCGTCGTAGCCACTACCAAAGAACAGACGGAAGTCGTCGATTTGGCTGGTGAAGAAGGCGCGACCGTGAATGTTTCGTACGTGTACGTCGATAACGCTGGCAATCGTTCCGAGACGGCTAGCACGTTGTCGGTGGTGCTCGTCGATACGATCGCTCCGGCAGTGCCTGGTGTGCTGGGCGTGGTTGTGACGTCTGAGTTCACGACTGAAGATCCGGCTCCGCCGGAAGAGCCGCCAGCTCCGCCGGAAGAGCCGGTTGTCTAAATATGGAAGTGTTGAGACTCTTTATTGAGTCTCGGCCCACCATAGCTCAGCCGAAAGGAGCCAACCATTGGGTATTACCCAATGGGGGTAGTCCAGAGCGTCAGGCGGAAGCTTGGAGGGCGTGGATGCAAACTCCACTGGTGGCCAGCAGAAAGAGCGGGATCTAATCCCGCTCTTTCTGTATATGGATTTAACGGAACGACTCCTTTTGTAACATTCTATTGCAAAGTATTTAAAAACTGGCAATAACTGTTCCAAAGGAGATCACCAATGCTCAAATCCGCCGCTGATATTATCAAGACAGCCCGCAAAAACCCCGATGGGTTTGCTAATACTATCGAATCGCTAAGTGTCGATGAACTGCGCCAACTGATCGATAAAGCTGATATCGCCTACTATCGCCCCGGTGTCCAGCCCATCCTGACAGATGCCGAATATGACTTGTTGCGTCCGGCTCTCAAAGAATTGGCCCCGGACGACCCCCGCATCGCCAGAGTTGGTTCGCCGTATAGCGAAACCGAACTCCGCACCAAAGTCAAGCACGCTATCCCTATGGGTTCTCTCGACAACACTGATGATGGCATTTTGGGGTTCTTACCGTGGTATCAATCGGTTCAAGAACAAGTTGTTGCCAACACCTTGGTGGAACAGCGAAAGCATTATACAGTCCCGATTATGGCGTCTCTGAAAGTCGATGGAGGCTCCATTCTGGCCGACTATGTTAATGGTGTCCTGACGCGCGTGGCTACCCGTGGAAACGGAGAAGTTGGCGAAAACATTACCGCCAACGCGGCTAGTTTTCACGGTTTGCCGACAATGCTCCCCAAACCAGTGAGCATGAGTGTACGTGGCGAAGCCATCTTGTATAAATCAGATTTTCAGATCATTTGTGAACGTGAACATGGTGTCCCATTTGGCCAAATCGACACAAAAGCTATCAGCAATCCACGTAATGTCGGCAATGGCATTCTGGGACGTGACGACGGTATGGATTGTGACAAGATTCACTTCATCGTATTCAATGTCGAATTTTGGGATGGTCACGAGGGATTAGAATTCGACACTGAGCAAGCGAAATTTGATACTCTCAAAGACCTCGGCTTCAAACCTGTGCCACACAAATTATGCAGCACTGTCGATGAATTGAACGACTTCTACAATAGTGTAGCCAACGGTCGCGATGATCTCCCTTTCGAGATCGATGGTGTAGTCGTCTGTTTGAATCGGATCTACGATCAAAAGATTTTTGTCACTGATGATATCAAAACGCGATTACGACCAAAATACGCCAGAGCTATCAAATTCCCACATAAATCCAACACGACTGTCATCAAGGAAGTTTTGCTGACTGTTGGGCACACCGGATCGATTATCCCCACCGCTGTATTCGAGGAAGTGCGGATCGGTGGTGTGAACGTCACACATGCCCTTTTGAATAATTGGGATGAAATCGAGAGATTGGGGATTGCGGTCGGAGACGAAGTAGAAGTAGTGCTGGCTGGTGATATCATCCCGAAAGTGATTCGATTGGTGTCGAAAGGTTCCTCACGGCAACCGATCGCGGAACCTTCTCGTTGCCCATCATGTGGCGAACCGACCACTCGCAACTATCGCGGCAAAAAGGGTGCTGTGACATATTGTGCGAACCCACGTAATTGTTCGGCAGCCAAATTTGCTAAAATTTCGCATTGGGTGGGTGGCTCCAAGAAGGGCGTGGGTATTCTGGGGATCGGTGATACGATTTTGAAGGCGTTGTGGGATAACGGTATCATCAACGATCCGTCTGATTTGTATACGCTAACTGTCGAACAGATTCAAGACGTTGTGTTGGATGGTGGAGTTCGAATTGGCACTTCTCGAGCGACCGAGATTGTGAAGAATATCCAAGGAAAGAAAAAATTGGCTTTACACACTTTCCTTGGCTCACTGGGTATCGATTTGCTTGGTCGTCGTCGGGTACAACTACTGCGGAAAGAGGCGAACGGGCAGTTGGATCGTTTAGAAGATTGGTTGGACGACAATAAACTGGCTACCATTCAGATTCCTGGTCTGGGTGATACGATTCGTGACGCAATTCGGGCTGGTATTGATGAATACCGTCCGATGATTCAAGAGATGGTTCGGAAAGGCGTTACGATTGATGGCGAGTCTTCGGAGCCCGCAACCACGGAAATCGCAGGAGAAGCCAAGGAAGAGCCCGGAAAGCCGTTGGTTGGTGTATCCTGCTGCTGGACTGGCACTCGTGCTTATATCGATGAATTCGAGGCACAGGGTGGGACCGTCAAAAGTGGTATTTCCAAAGGTCTACATCTATTGGTCCAGAAAGATGCCACCAGCACATCCAATAAGACTATGAAGGCGGAGAGTTTGGGTGTACGGATTATTTCTGTCGAAGCTTTGAAGAAATTGCTCGACGGGGAACTTACAATTACCGATTTGGGTATTGTTCTACAGGGTTAACCTGTGACCAAGCGGCTTTTCCAATTACGCTTAGATATTAGCGTGGTGTGTGGCTCAGAAGTGGTAAATGGGGTTGGTTTCACTATCCATGGAATGGAGTTTATCGTTGATCCGGCCCCTGGGGATATTCTCTATATCGAAGATGCCCCTATCAAAGAATATCTCGTTGCACGCCGTTGCCATCTTATGAAATGGGAATCGGTGAAATTTTCTGATGCTCTGGTGGTCGCCACAGCCGAGATATCAATTGCATGTGCTGGTGGTCCAGAGTTTGTCGAGGCCAGTAGGAAGGTACGAGAGTGTTATCAATTCTTTGATGGCTGCTATGAATTAAAAGATAGCCTATGCCATCCAGCATTCTCGTAGAGTAATTATTAGTACGCCGTATAGAGCACGGCGGCTAAATATCCGAGGAGATTAGCACTATGCAGAACCGTGCGTTGATTACAGGTATAACTGGCCAGAAATAAAATATGGCGTCAGTTTCTGAGAAATTGGGGTTGGATGAAGCCGCATATAGCGATTTGTTGCATCAATTATATTGGGACCATGAATTATCGCAACGACAAATATCTTTGCGGCTTGGTGTCCACAGAACAACGATTGAACAACATTTTAAGAAATTTTCTATAGCAACACGTCCTTATACAGAATGTGATATCTGGCAACGAAAGATTTGTGAACTAACTGCCACGCAATTTGAGATTCTAGATGGGATGCTTTTGGCGGACGGGCACCTTGATTCTTCTCCCATTTCTGCCCGATTGACTTATGGGTGCAAATTTCGCGAAACATTATGTGACATTGCGGTTGTTTTTCCACAATTACACTTTAGTAATCTATGGTGTTCCAAGCATGATCACTGGCATTTTAAATCATCCTACTATCGTGATTTGAAACCTCAACACGATCGTTGGTACGTAAACAAGATCAAGCGTGTGCCTGTAGATATGCGACTTACACCTCTATCTTGTTATTGGTGGTTTGTGGGCGATGGGTATCAAGTAGACTACGGACTTTGTTTTTGCACAGATGTATATGATAGGGAATCTATTGAATGTCTTCGTTACAAATTTCATCTATTAGGTTTTGACACTTCTGTTACGCCATCGACCAATAGAATCAGAGTCAGAGGAAAATCAGCACCTCGCTTGTTAGAATGGATGCGCAATAACGTGGTCATCAGTGTGCAGTATTTATATAAATGGGGGTCGCATAGGCGACAATGCAAATGACGCGAAGAGCACTAATATCGGGATGTACCGGCCAAGATGGATCATATCTGGCTGAATTGTTATTATCGAAGGGTTACGAAGTACACGGACTACTCCGAAGGGCGAGCGTTCCCAATACCGCACGGATTGATCATCTCAAGCATAAAATTACTTTGCATGTAGCAGACATAACAGATCAAGCTGGATTACGACGTATCATCGAAGAAGTGCGTCCCAGCGAAGTGTATAATTTAGCTGCTCAATCTTTCGTGCATGCTAGTTGGGATATTCCGGTCGCAACTGCCGACGTGACGGCTGTGGGTGTGACACGAATATTGGAGGCGATTCGATCAGTCAACGATAGGATTCGTTTTTATCAGGCATCGTCATCGGAGATGTTTGGGAGAGTGGTGGAGACCCCCCAAAAAGAGACAACTCCTTTTCATCCCCGCAGCCCGTACGGAGTGGCAAAGGCATATGGCCACTATATCTCGCAGAATTATCGCGAGAGTTATGGGATGTTTTGTGCTTCTGGTATATTGTTTAATCATGAAAGTCCCCGTCGCGGATTAGAATTTGTCACACGCAAGATTTCGCATGGTGTTGCGAAGATCAAAGCTGGTTGTTTACATGATTTATATCTTGGTAATTTGGCGGCTCAACGTGACTGGGGGCACGCTAAGGATTATGTTGAGGCTATGTGGTTGATGCTGCAGCAGGATGAGCCTGGAGATTATGTTATTGGCACCGGTGTGTCACATAGTATTTTAGAGTTTGTCCAGGCGGCTTTTGGTCGAGCTGGTTTAGATTATCGGGAATTTGTGAGAATCGATCCTAAATTTTGCCGTCCGGCAGATGTGGAGACGCTGTGTGCGGACGCTAGTAAGGCCAAGCGTGTCCTAGGGTGGGAACCGAAGACCACATTTAGAGATCTCGTTGTAGAGATGGTGGATGCTGATATGCGAGCCCTAGGACAGATATCTTAGTGGTTCTGTTTTTGGAGGTATAGCGATGAAGAATTTTTGTTTGGTATTGGTTGCGGTGTGTATGTTGTGTTTCACGAATATTGCTGATGCTCAATGCACGTCTTGCAAAGGTGGTGTATGCCAGGTATTGGCCGCACCGGCGAAAGTGGTTCACAGTGTGTTGGCCAAGGTGACGAATCGTTGTGAAGGATGTGGCGAGAAGTCCGCCTGTGAACCGGCGTGTGAACCGAAGTGCGAGCCGCGTTGCAAAGTGCGGTGTAGGCGGGCATGTGAAAAGCCGTGCGAGCCAAAATGTGAGGCACCTGCCGAGCCGAAGTGTGAACCGGCTTGTGATCCTTGTGCGGAAGTTTGTCGTCGCACTCCGATCCGTAATTTGATTGCTCGCATCAAGGCACGCCGGTGTGGCCAAGTTAATTGTTGCGAGTGAGATTGCAAGACAGCCATCCTTCGTCAAAAATAATTTGTAATGTCCGTTTAGACGGATAGTGATTGAAACTTTTAAGGGCGAGGATTTACGATGGCTGCACAACCTTTAAACACCGATATTCTGGTTTACCGGAACATTCGGGCATTCCGAGAAGCGCATCGGCATGAGTCGGTGGCAGCCTTGATCAAAAGGCTTCGTCCGCTGGTCATGAGCATTCCTGCGGAAGAGATTTTGGTCGAGGTGAAAGCACGTGACACCACTGTTGCGGACTTCAGCCCGTACATGGGCGAAGCTCGTCACAATGCGACTCGCGGCTTCCCGATTGTGATTGGCCTCAAGGCTCCGGTCACGTTCGCGACAGCTCAGGCTGGTTTGGCCGATGTCGATTTCGCATTCCAAATTGGCCACGACAAGTTTATCACGAACACCGCAGCTGGCTTGACTGGCGATTTGCACGCCAACGCTCAAGCCCTGTAAGTCGTTATAAACACCAACGAATGAAACGGCGATCGGTTGCCGATCGCCGTTTTTCGTATATATTAATTTCGTTCTACAGGTTGATCATGATACAAAACTGGCGTACTAAAGAATGGTTGCACGAACATTATATTGTCCAGAAATTATCATATCCAGCAATTGGTGCTATTGTCGGAAAAACAGCTAACGCCATACGATTTGCCGCTCGCTCGTTTGGTATTACTAGTAGATCGGTAGCCGAAGTCACACAAAAAATCGATATACCGATAAACGAAATAATTGATCTATACTCTCAAGGCTGGAGTATAGCTGATATAGCCAAACATTTCAATGTAGCATATTGCACTATCCAGGCCAAAATGAAGAAACACGGTATCGTTGCACGGACCGCAGCCAAGGGGCGTTCTGTAAGCCATGTTGTCCGCTATAATCTTTTACCACGAGAACAATGGGCCGACAAACATTGGCTAGATACACAATATACAAGTCGGTCTATTAATGAAATTGCAGAAGAAATAGGCTGGTCATATACGGCAGTTCATGACACTATGGTCGCGCTCGGTGTGAAACTCCGTGATAACGCAGCAGCCATCAACAAGAAATGGTTGGATGAAATCTATCGCAATAAATGTCTGGTTTATTCGCCACCGAAGTCTAAATTACAAATGAAATTATATAAACTATTGGATGAAATTGGTGTTTCTTATATCCCAGAAAGTGCGGAAACCAAATTATTGCAACACTATCGACCTTTAGATTGTATCATACCACGACCGGGCCAGAAGACATTGATAATAGAAGTGAACGGTTATCTACATTTACATCCAAGCATTGCTAGTAAAGATCGGTCCAAGGCCATACAGATTAACAAGTTCTTACCAGATCATGAATTGGTATATGTATGGGATCATGACTTGGCTAGTACCGATGTCGCGGCTAAATTATGCAAGTTAATTGGTGTTACTATTCCCACACACGATTATTCGTTATCAGATTTATCTATTGATCGTGTTACGTATGCTCAAACCAAGATATTTCTTGATCTCTATCATTATTTAGGTAAAGGTCGCGGAGGAATTTGTTATGGCGTTTGGTTGAATGATAAACTAATAGCAGTAGCAGTATTCAGCCCACCATTACGCCAAAACACCGCTGCCCAATTCGATATGACGGACCAATCAATACGTGAGTTATCGCGTCTATGTGTACACCCATTATATCGTAAAAAGAATTTATTATCTTGGTTTCTGAGTAGAGTGGTGCAACAACTACCCTGTCAAATGGTAATTTCTTATGCTGACACCACCATGGGCCACACAGGTGCTGTGTATAAGGCTTGTAATTGGCAATTTCACCATGAAGTGCCAGGTGATTATCACTATTTAGACAGTGATGGAATTTGCATACATAAACGCACTTTATATCAGCGTGCTCGTGCTGCCAAAATGCTTGAGGCTGATTTTGCTGAATATTTTGGCTATATTAAAATGCCAAGTAAACCAAAATTATGTTTTATTTGGCAACGATAATCATTGTTTAGGTGGCAAAGATATCATTGGAGATATCGTATGGCCGCCACTGTGAATATTAAACGATGGACCGGTGCATCCGGATCAATGTCCGGTACCGTTATCACTAGCGCTAACACGGTGGCTAACGCTGTTGACGCCCATCAATCGACTGCCTCTAGCAGCACCGACCCAATCAAAATCCCACCAAGCGGTACTAATTATAGCTATTGGGTGAGTACGCGCCTCGCCACAGGAGCGACTGGCCCCACAGGTACTATCAGCAATCTTCGTTGGTATAGCGACGGTTCAAATAGCTTTGGGACTGGTGTGGGTTGCAATGTAAAGACGGCCAGCACCTATACGCAGGCTACCGGGACGCAAGGTGTGACCGGCGACGCGATGAGTGGAGGAGCGGCCTTTGAGACTAAAACGAGTGGATCTCCATTGACTGTGACAGGTACGTGCACCACAGCGAATACTGATTTTGGTGATTATGTGGTATATCAATTGACGGTAGGCCCTACAGCTTCTGCTGGGGTCACAGGACAAGAGACATTTACTTGGCTCTACGACGAAACTTAAGTGATCATGTATCAAGAGAAGTTGAGATGGGCAGCCGTAATGGAGAACGGCGAAATAATCGATCAATATCAAGAAGAGAAAACATTATCAAGCGAAGATATCCCGCGAAATGGTCTGCGAAAATTTTTGCTAATTGATTCAGATAATACTATAGTCTTTGTCAAAGAGTTATCACCAGGATGGAAGTTCTTTTATAGACGCCGCACAGCTTTGTCTACTGGGGGGAGATTCGAGTGATTCATTTGGTCGGCTGGAATATACCCATAGTCGACCAATGGATTATACAGACTGCTTTCTTGTATGAGTCGGATGGCAGTTTGTATGTTGGGGATATGGTGGTCGGTGACCAACCAACATTGTTATATCGATCGTTTTCGTGGCGGCATCCTATAATCTTGGTAGATGCCGATAATCAAATAATCACTTAGCCTATTTCACGCCAAACAATACCGCAGTCCAATATATGGGCGGTGCTCAAGTTTTCATCTAAGGCTAATACTATTCCGTCGCTAGTGCCGTTGCACTCTATGCGTTCTTCTGGCGTTGGTGCATACACGAAACCGCCAACGTTGGGCACTGATTCGCGTATGATGGCGTTGGCGGCTGTGGGGGCTCGATCACCCGCATAGGTGTTAACTGTGGGGGAAGTGCTGTCGCCAGAGGTGCTTCTTTCGGTGATTCCGGTTCCACTGGTGCCAGCGGCTGTGACACGTTTGATAGCGATAGTCATTTGTTCGACGGTATCGGGGCTTTGGGCTTGTACCCATGCTCGCAATATTTCAATGCTTTTGGTGCCGCATTCTAGTTCGATGAGATTTCCGGCAGTGGTGATGCTTGCTTCTCTGATCGCTGTGTAAACGCCACGCATAAATATTTCCTCGTTGAATTGTTAGTGGTATTTACATGATCAAAAATGTTGTTGGCTGATATATATTTTATCCAACATATTGTACGAGGTTTATCATGATCACAGCAAGTGGTGCCACCCGTGTTTATTGGACTGGTACGGTCTGGCATGTACAAATAGCACATGCGATTGATCCACGGATGGCCAAAAATATAATAGATTTCTTACGCCCAATTCAAGTGCAGAGATGGCGTTCTTTACCGCCTGGTGATCTGAAGGATGATTGCGAACGCTCAATCAAAGCATTAGATGAATGCAAAATTGAACAAGTATTTGTCGGAAACGGCGAAAAGGTCCTGTTTGACGCTTACGCCAGAAATAAGATGTAGAGGGATATATGGCAGCCACTTGGACAGCAACTGGTGCAGCGGTTACGTTTGCAGCTACTAAGAGTATGACGGACGTTTTTAATGCTACTGGTACGGCCAGAGTGATTAGAGCTTATCGCTATGCTTTCTGGAATAACCAAACGGGTGCTGTTACGGCAGCTTTAACAGCTTGCCAAATACGACGTATTACATCTGCTTCCGGCGGCAGTGCTATTACTCCTGTCAAACACGATACGAATAGTAGTTCGTTAGACGCCAATACCACTTGCGGCTATAATCGTACGGTTGGTGGTTCTGATATTTTTCGCCGTTTTCTGTGGCTGACTGAAGAAGCGACGACAACCGGCGTGACACAAGCCAACTGGGAGATTATGGTTCCCAATACGCAAGTGTATTTGCCCACGGCTGGTGATTCGAATTTAGAACCAATTACTTGCCGATCGGCCCAAGGCACGGATATTTACAACGCAGGTTCTGGTGCCGTTGGTACGGTGGACACGGAAATCACATTTACTGACGCTGCTAGCTAAACATGACATATTGCACTTTTACATTGAGTGAAGTTCAGCTTAATCGCGGTGTGCCGCCGAACGATGGCCTGATTGGTGTTATGAATAACACAACTGATGGAACCATTGTAGAAATCAGGCGTGTATGGCTTGCTCCTCAATCTGGCTTATCTGATGTAGCTGGACAACCTGGGCGTATAAGAATATCTAGAATATCTGCATCGTCTGGCGGGGATTCAATTAGTTTTGCTAACAATGATACTACGTCGACGAGTCTACCGAGCCAAATAGAACTTAGGGCGTCGCCGGATAGTGTTACTGAGACTTCTGTGTTGGGTTATCGTTCTGATGTGCGGGCATTTGGTGAAACATTAGGTAATAATTATGCCGTGATGAATCCGTCCTATATGGACCCTAAGATTAATGGCAGTGATTATGCTAATTTGTATTTCCGTGGTAGAGATAGTGCTGTAGAATCGTATACTTGTCGTGAGGGTGAAGGAATAGCTTTTATTTTGGACACACTTGGGTTTCCGAAATCTTGGTCTTTGCGGGTGTGTGTTCGTGTTTTGTCTACTGGTAAGTGTTATATAGCTGATGCTGAACCGGCTTTAATAGAGTATCCACGTTTGGTTGGTTTAGCGTTTTGGTCTATAATGAATAATACTGGTTCTGGTGTTGTTATTGAGGTTACTGGTATCGATATGAATGAGGTTGGGTATACTAATGTTATGCCTGAATATTCGTTGGTGAAGGGTGCTTGTGTTGGTACTAATAGGCGGACGTTGACTCCTGCTGCTTTTGATACTAATAATAATTGTCCAGCTGGTATAGTTTGTGTTGGTGCGCCGTTTTATCTAATTCCTGGTGCAGCAGAGCATGGTGCTGTATATGATATTCCGTATTATAATACTAATGCGACCACTGGTGTGCCTATTGCGCAGCAGTTAAAGTATGGTCGTTTCCGACATCGTTGCTATTTGCCGTTTTTCCAGATTACTACAGCACCGGCCTTTAGATTTGGTAAAGAGGAAGCGTTATATTATGAAGCTTTGATAGATAATACGGAACTCCCTGAGGGGATAATATTGCGTAGTAATGAAGGTGTTGGGATAGTTCAGCGTTCGTCGGCTGTTTTGAATCGTTCTTGTTTGTCGCCTGTGCAGGGTGGTATTACATTTACGGTGCGACCCCCCGCTGCTACTGCTATTTTTACTAATCGCGTTTCTATTCGCTAATATTTTTGCATTTGCCGCCGCGAATTATTGGTGTGAATAAATATACCATATATCGGCTGTAATCGCGGTGGCAATTAATGAATTATCCGTTATCATACTATCGCTTGACCGCTACCTATCCGCGTGTTCGCGTTAGGGATGCGTATCCGTCACAGATTAAAAAGTCGATAATACCATTGCTTGGACAGGCGGTGCCAAGCCCGAGTGCGTCGCCTAGTGCGAGCCCGAGTGTATCGCCTTCTGTTAGTCCTAGTGCTTCGCCTTCTGTTAGTCCTTCTGCTAGTCCTAGTTTATCGCCTTCTGCTAGTCCGTCGGCAGCGGAGAGTGCATCGCTTAGTCCTTCTGCTTCTCCTTCTGCTTCACCTTCTATCGCCCCACCCGGTAATCGTTATTGGGTCAACGATAGTGCTGATGGTTTGTGGAATAACAAGTATAATTGGGCCACCACAAGTGGAGGACTTGGTGGTGATAATGCTGACGTTCCGACCATCGACGATGATGTCTATTTCGATGGCGGGGATACGAGCAACTGCACTTGCAATGTGGCGATTAGTTGCAAGTCGTTGACGGTGGCGGCTGGTTATAGTGGGAAGTTGGATTTAGCGGATTCTAGTTATTCGCACGCTGTTTCTGGTGATATTACGCTCGATGGGGTCGGTGAATTCGACTGCGGTATATCAACGATTACGACCTCCGGGAATTTCGACTGCAAGGATCAGACGACGTTCACGCGGGGTAATTCAACCATCGTGATGAACGGGTCGGAAAAGGTCCTGACAAGTGTTTCCGGACGATTTTTTTATGGTTTGACGGTTAATGGGAACACGACTCTAGCAGCGTCCGGAACTCAACAATGGTTTGGGGCTGTGACTATCGCGGTGGGGGTCACGCTAACCGTCGATACGCCGACCTATTTCCGCTCCAACGTTACCGTAAACGGTACGCTCGCCGGGTCGTCGTCGGTGCGATACTACCAGGACATGGCGACGGCGTTCACAATCGGCGGGTCCGGTTCCGTCACCATTAGTTCTCTGACTTGGCAGCTTGCGATTGACGGGACTTTTAGTGGTTTAGGCCAGGGAACGTATGCCTGTGGGACTTTCGCGATTGAAACGAATGCCGCCGCTGCGGTAGCGAGGTTCCAGGCTGGTTCGTATATCTTTACCGGTTCTTTTTCTTTGACCGCGACGTCTGGAAAGGGCGTCACGGTTGATTGTTCGACGAACAACCCGACACTTGAAATTCGCGGTTCTGTTAACTGTGAGAACGGAACCGGTTCTTTCAATTGGACCAAGGGTACCGGGACGATCTACCTGACCGGGGCTAGCAATCAAACCGTTAATTTCAACGATTTAGTTATTGAAGATCTTGATATTAATAAGTCCGCTGGAACGGTAACGTTTGCGGGCGGTTTCACTACCGATTCACTCTATTGCCGGTCCGGGGCTTACGCCATCGATTGGGGCGATTTGTCCTCGACATTCAATGTTGTTGGGGATGCGACGTTTACTGGGGCCATCACCGCTGTTGACTCGGGGACCGGCAATTCGATTTATGTCGGCGGTAATTGGGCGTCGCACGGGTTGTCCGTGGGCGTCTGGAATGATTCAACTGCCGCGCTGACGCTGTATATGACGGGGGCGTCGAATACGTTTAAGGCGGGCTATAACAAAGGTCCAGGCCGATTGCGAATTCAGGCGGGGGCGTCCATTACGAGCGCGGAATCATCCGCCGGATATTATGGCCAATACCTCTACGTGTACGGAACCTACACGGCCAATGTCACGCAGTCTGTCTCGTACGCGACAGTATACGCCGGGGGGACGCTGACCGGGTCTGGCAGCATCTACGCTACAGGCCCGCAGTATTCTAATAATGCGGGCGGGACGTGGTCGATTGCGACAACAACCTGCGGCGGGTATACGCCGGGATCATGGACAAATGGTAGTGTCTTTAGCGGCACGCAATTTACATGGCAAAGCAACGGGTCGTCAGGAACCAGGACGCCTGTATCTGCAACGTTCGATTGCAACGTGACAATCCAGACCAATTCCGGAACGTTCAACATAAGCAATGCTGTTAACAATCCGAATTGGGTCTTCAAGAAAAATGTGACAATTAGCCAAACAGGGACCGGCACCCTAACGTGGTCGAAGGGCAGTGGTACGATTACCCTGTCCGGTTCGGGTGACCAGACAGTTGATTTTGACGCCAGGACTATTGAAGATGTCGTAATCAACAATACTGGTGGTCGTGTCACATTCTCCGATGGTTTTACCACTGACTCACTAACTGGTACGGATGGTGATTGCGATTTTAACGGTAAAACCATTACCGTTGCTGGGAATGTAACACTCGACAAATCAACAGGCTTCCGTTTGTGGGACGGAGCGAGTGCTGATCAATCGGGAGCCGTGATTGATTATGACGGAGATCTCACATTAACTGGTGTTAATGGGGATTTGTTAGAAGTTTACGATCTCGATTTTGTTAATACTGTCGCCGATACACCGACTGCTACTTACTGTTCGGTGACGAATAGTAGTCGGACTGGCACTGGTCCGGATATTAATGCTCTCGAGACGGCTTATGGTGGGACGAACGAGGATAATGGTGGGAATACTGGCTGGGATTTCGGTGGTCCTAGCCCGAGTTTAAGTCCTTCGGCAAGTATTAGTCCTTCGATTTCACCTTCTGCCAGTCCTAGTGTCAGTCCTAGTGCTAGTCCGAGTGCCAGCCCCAGTACTAGCCCCAGTGCCGCTGAGAGTGCCTCATTAAGCCCATCGGTTAGCCCCAGTGCTAGCCCGAGTTTGAGTCCTTCGGCGAGTATCAGTCCTTCTGCTTCACCTTCTGTTAGTCCTAGTGCTTCACCATCTACTTCGCCTAGCACTAGCCCCAGTTTGAGTCCTTCGGCTAGTTTGAGTCCTAGTGCCAGCCCTTCTGCAAGTCCTAGTCTAAGTCCTTCTGTAAGTCCTAGTGCCTCACCGTCCGCTAGCCCTAGTCTGAGTCCTTCTACATCGCCAAGTTTGAGTCCTTCGGCGAGCCCCAGTACTTCTCCAAGTGCTAGCCCGAGTCTAAGTCCTTCAGCCAGCATATCACCTTCTGCTAGCCCCAGTACTTCTCCAAGTGCTAGTCCGAGTTTAAGTCCTTCAGCCAGCATATCACCTTCAGTTAGCCCAAGTGCGTCACCAAGCACTAGTCCGAGCCTCAGCCCGTCGGCGAGTCTCAGCCCGTCTGCGAGTCCGAGTGCTAAACCTTCTGTTAGTCCTAGTACTTCGCCTTCGGCTAGTCCTTCATTAAGTCCTTCTGCTAGCGTTAGTCCTTCAGTTAGTCCGAGTGCATCACCTTCCACCAGCCCGAGTGTCTCACCGAGTCGTAGCCCTAGTGTCAGTCCATCTGCGAGTCCTTCACTAAGTCCGTCGGCTAGTGTTTCACCTTCTGCTAGTCCGAGTCCTGGCAGTCCTAGCCTAAGCCCCAGCGGCAGCGCTTCGTTAAGTCCATCAGCTAGTTTATCTCCTTCTGCGAGTCCTTCAGCTAGCCCTAGTCTTTCACCGTCTGCTAGCCCCAGCGTCAGTCCATCTACTAGTCCTAGTGTTTCTCCCTCTCGCAGTCCTAGTGCTTCCCCTTCGGCTAGTCCTAGTGTTCCACCAATAAATGATTACCCAGAACTGATATTACACGGTTTTGGTGATATCGGCGGGTATGGTGATACTAGGTATTTGGTCTTACATGGATGGACTATTTGGGGATATAGCGCTTCGCCTTCTGCCTCACCTTCTGCATCGCCATCCGTTAGTCCGTCATTGAGTCCTTCGGCGAGTGCCAGTCCTTCTGTTAGCCCGAGCCTCAGTCCTTCCGCGAGTGTCAGTCCTTCGGCGAGTCCGAGTGCTTCGCCTTCGGCTAGCCCTTCGCTTAGTCCTTCGGCCAGTGTCAGTCCGAGTGCTTCACCTTCGGTTAGTCCTAGTCGTAGTCCGAGCACATCTCCGTCAGTTAGTCCTAGTTTAAGTCCTTCCGCCAGTGCAAGCCCGAGTGTTTCTCCTTCGGCGAGTCCGAGTGCTTCGCCTTCGGCCAGTCCCAGCCGTAGTCCGAGCACTTCACCTTCGGCTAGTCCTTCGCTTTCTCCGTCAGCTAGTCTCAGCCCCAGTACTTCACCATCTGCTAGTCCTAGTTTGAGTCCTTCGGCTAGTGCTAGTCCTTCAGCTAGCCCGAGTGCCTCTCCGAGTCGTAGTCCTAGCGCTTCGCCATCAGCTAGCCCTAGTTTGAGTCCTTCGGCTAGTGCTAGTCCTTCAACTAGTCCTAGTGCGTCACCCTCAATTAGCCCCTCGTTGAGCCCGTCAGCCAGTGCAAGTCCTTCGGCGAGTCCTTCGGCGAGTCCGAGTGCTTCGCCATCACTTAGCCCATCAGCTAGTATTAGTCCTTCTGTTAGCCCTAGTATTTCGCCTTCTGTTAGCCCTAGTATTTCGCCTTCTGTTAGCCCTAGCACTTCACCATCGCTCAGTCCTAGTACTTCACCATCGCTTAGCCCATCAGCTAGTGTTAGTCCCTCGGCGAGCCCTAGCGCTTCACCCAGTCGCAGTCCTAGTGTCTCTTCTTCAGCTAGCCCGAGTGCCTCACCATCCGTTAGCCCAAGTTTAAGTCCTTCCGCTAGTATCAGTCCTTCGGCGAGTCCGAGTGCCTCCCCGAGTCGTAGTCCTAGCGTTTCGCCTTCAACCAGCCCCAGTTTGAGCCCATCGGCTAGCATCAGTCCTTCGCAGAGTCCTAGCGCTTCGCCAAGTGCCAGTCCTTCGCTGTCTCCGTCGGCTAGTATCAGCCCTTCGGCTAGTCCGAGCGTCTCGCCATCAGCAAGCCCGAGTCGCAGTCCTTCAGCTAGTCCTAGTGCTTCGCCATCAGTGAGTCCGAGTCACAGTCCTTCAGCTAGCCCTAGTGTTTCACCATCTGTAAGTCCTTCGGCTAGTATCAGCCCCAGTCGCAGTCCTAGTGTTTCACCATCTGTAAGTCCTTCGGCTAGTCCGAGCGTCTCGCCATCAGCAAGTCCGAGTCGCAGTCCTTCAGCTAGCCCGAGTGCGAGCCCATCAGCTAGTATTTCTCCTTCAGCTAGTCCTTCGGCCAGTCCTTCGGCATCCCTATCACCTTCTGCGTCACCATCCGTTTCTCCATCAACCGGATTTAGTCCTTCAGCGAGTGTTTCACCGTCCGCTAGTCCTAGTGCTTCACCATCTAGAAGCCCATCTGCTAGTGTTAGTCCGTCCCGTAGCCCCAGCGCCTCGCCGAGTCGGAGCCCCAGCGCCTCACCAAGCGTGAGTCCTTCAGCGAGTGCTTCGCCATCCGCCAGCCCCAGTATTTCACCAAGTTTGTCGCCTTCGGCTAGTATTAGTCCGTCGCGGAGCCCCAGTGCCTCGCCAAGTATTAGCCCATCGGCAAGTGCTTCGCCTTCTATAAGTCCTTCTGCAAGTCCAAGTAGAAGTCCTTCTGCCAGCCCTTCGGCGAGCCCTTCCGTTAGCCCGAGTGCGAGTCGCAGCCCCTCGGCGAGCCCAAGTGCCTCTCCTTCGGAAAGTCCATCCCGAAGCCCGTCCGTTAGTCCTTCGGCCAGTCCTAGTGCTTCGCCTTCAGTAAGTCCTTCCCGCAGCCCATCCGTCAGTCCCTCGGTTAGTCCGAGTGCCAGCCCAAGTCTCTCCCCATCGGTATCAATATCACCATCCCGTAGTCCATCGGTCAGTCCCTCCGTTAGCCCTAGCCGAAGCCCTAGTGCTTCGCCTAGTCTTTCGCCGTCAGCCTCGGTTTCTCCTTCTGTTAGTCCTTCAGCCAGTCCGAGTAGGTCGCCGTCCACTAGCCCTTCATTAAGTCCTTCGGCAAGTCCTTCGGCCAGCCCGTCCGCCAGCCCTTCTATAAGCCCCAGTCGTAGTCCTAGTGTTAGTCCTTCGACCAGCCCTTCTATAAGCCCTTCTATAAGCCCCAGTCGTAGTCCTTCGGCAAGTCCTAGTGTTAGTCCTTCAGCCAGTCCGAGTCTGTCACCCTCGGCGTCTGTTTCGCCGTCCGCCAGCCCTTCGGCTAGTCCTAGCATCAGCCCATCGGCCAGCCCCAGCGAATCTCCTTCGTTGAGTCCGTCAGCCAGTGCTAGTCCTAGCGAATCGCCATCTGCTAGTCCCAGCGAATCACCTAGTACTTCGCCATCGGTATCCCCCTCTGCTAGCCTGTCACCGTCAGCTTCAGAGAGCCCGAGTGCTTCACCATCCTTGTCGCCGTCCGCTTCTATTAGCCCTAGTGCCTCACCTAGTATATCACCATCAGCGTCCGTTTCACCATCTATATCACCGGACGCACTATTTCCAGTGGTACTATATAAAAAGGGCGGTCATATTATGACTAGGATGTTCGGAGGATTCATTGTCGACGGTTAATGGCGGCAATGATATAACAAAAGAGATTATTATCCATGATGAACGACATCACGATCCTTTACTATACTGCTAACAAAATTAGCGGCTTCTTTGCTAAAAATGTGCAGAAAAATATTGTTGATACTACTGGCGGAGCGCCTATAATTAGTATTTCGCAACAACCGATGGATTTTGGTCACAATATTTGTATACCAGGATTAGAAGTATCCACTTATAACATATATAAACAGATTCTAGTGGGGGCCTTAGCTGCTAAGACACCATATATTGGTTGTGCCGAAGATGATAGTCTCTACACGGAAGAACACTTCCAATTCCGTCCTCCCCTGGATACATTCGCTTATAATACCCATAGGTACCAAGTTAGTAGAGACGTTTATTTTCTGCGAATTCGTGCCAGTATGTGTATGTGTATCGCCCCCACAGAATTATTGGTTACTACACTTTGCCAACGTTTTGCGAAATTCCCGCATTTTCTGACGCGGCAAGAATTAGATGGTTGGGGTGAACCTGGTCGCAAAGAAGCTCAACTTGGATTACCTCAGCCCAAGTTGATGGTGTATGAGACAGCTATTCCGACTCTGACGTTTAATCATCGCCAGAGCACAGGAGGGGTACGCAAAGTTCTACCATCTGACACTCTCGAGACTGAATTGCCATATTGGGGTAACGTGGTTGATCTGTGGGCCAGAGTGCATGGATAAATTTTTGATCCTCAGGAGTTAACATGTCAGTGCATGATATCATCAGGAAGAAACTAGGCGTCCAACGGATGGACAATCTCCCATTTGGTGGTGCCACGGCCACACGCGCAGCTCTGGCAGAAGTTTTTGCAGAAGCTGGTTATAAGCGCGGTGCCGAAGTTGGTGTGAGATTGGGGACATATTCTGCACTATTATGTCAATGCAACCCAGAATTACAATTATTATCCATAGATCCATATATACCATATCGTAGACATACCATAGAGTCTATGAATCACACTTACGAAAAGGCTAAAGCAAATCTGGCACCATATAATGCCACGCTCATACGAAAGACAAGCGTCGAAGCATCCAAAGACGTCCCCAATGAATCATTGGATTTCGTTTACATTGATGCCATGCACGAATTTGATCCGGTTATCGAAGATATCATTCATTGGGTACCCAAAGTGCGGCGAGGCGGAATAGTGGCTGGACATGACTATTCATATTATTATCAAGGTGGGGTGATCTTGGCAGTCCAGGCTTACACACGTGCCCACAATATTAATCCGTGGTATACGACCTCGTGCGATAAGCTCCCGTCTTGGTTGTGGGTGCGTTGATGGACATACATGCCGCCATTCGTGCAAAATTCCAAGTCGAAGATGACGATAATTTGCCGTTAACCGGGCGGGTTGCTACCCGTGATAGGATGGCGGAATTATTCGCAGAATTAGGTTATTGTAAGGGTGCGGAAATCGGGGTTGGCCAGGGATTTTATAGTGAGATATTATGTAAAGCTAATCCCAATTTGTGCCTGTTAGGTATAGACCCGTGGGTCGGTATTTCAACGCCTGTGCGTCGTGCTATTCGACCAGAGAACGCCACGCAGGCTAATTTGGAGACATATGGGGATGTCGATCCGTTATACGCTGATGCCGTACAGCGGCTAGCCCCTTATAATATTACTTTGATACGGGCTGGCAGCATAGACGCTGTACAGAACATTCCGGATGCCAGTTTAGATTTTGTGTATATTGATGCGGTACATTCTTTTGATTGGGCTATGACTGACATAGTGTATTGGGCACCCAAAGTGCGGCTCGGTGGAATTGTTTCAGGTCACGATTTTGCACATTACCATGAATACGGCGTGGTGTTTGCTGTGGAAGCGTATGTGCGGGCACATCGAATTAGTCCGTGGTATATTACTAATTGTGATGCGGGTCCATCGTGGTTGTGGGTGAAAGAGCATAATTGAATCCATGTAAATAGGGAATCATTTTAACAGGGTCATCTGATGGATAAAGCGCAAATCGACGAAAAAATCATCGCCAAACTTCGTGTGAAACGCGGCGATAATTTGCCATTTACTGGATGGAACGCATATCGTTCTGTGATCCCTGAGATTTTAGCGGAGCTGGGGCATACCAAAGGTGCCGAGATTGGCGTGGCTGAAGGATTCTTTACGGAGGCTGTTTGTAAAGCGAATCCAGAATTAGAGATGCTGTGCGTAGACCCATGGCAGGGTTGCATCGGCTATTCTTCATCCAAGATGGCGAGAATTCATCGGTCTGCTATGGCACGACTGGCTAATTGTAAAGCCACTATCATGCGGATGTCTAGTTCGGAGGCCGCACAACAGATTTCAAATTGTTCGCTGGATTTCGTATACATTGACGCTTTGCACGATTTTGATAGTGTTATTCGTGACCTCATTTATTGGGTCCCGAAAGTGCGGTCTGGTGGGATTGTAGCTGGAGGAGCCTTTGATAATGTGTCACGTGGTGGGAATGGAGTGATCTATGCCGTGGAAGCTTATGCCACCGCTCACAATATTCTTCCTTGGTACGTTACACATCTAGATGTTAGTCCATCTTGGTTGTGGGTGCGCGGATGATCCATTTCGTTATAGTGAATATCAATGGCTTGCGTTTCACGCGGCCTCTCTCACAGGATTTGCTTAACCAGACGAAATTTTGGCGTGCTACTTTATTAGATCAGGCATCCACCGAGCCGGGTACCGCAGAATTTTTAGCAACTTTGAATTATCCGTTTGACGTGATCCGGAATGCTGTACCACTGGATTTGAATAGGATTTGGGATTGGCATTATCGTATGTCTCAATGCCCTTATCTCTGCTTCTTGAATAATGATGTGCGTATTCCATCGAATTTTGTGGCTGACACCGAGGCGATTTTCGAATTAGAACCGTCTGTGGGGTGTGTGATACATAGCACTAATCATCCTGATTACCAGGATGTGTCGCCAGTTTTGCGATATGAGGTGATGAACGATCGCATTGCGCAGGGTTGG